ACACCGGCTCTATTCTTTCTGGAGACTTGACATGAACACCATCGAGATTCAGCACCGCCTAGCAGGCTTTTTTAAGCTGGAGGCAGTCCGACCCGATGGCACCAAGCGCTTGTTAGCCGACTGGTTCCCGAACCTGATTCTCAATCAGGGGCTGAATCGTATCGGCGCTAGCAGCGACTGGTTGCAATCTTGTCGGGTCGGTACAGGCAATACGACGCCTACCAACACTGACACCAACCTCGTTGCTCACGTGGCGGGGACTACCACCCAATCCGCCCAAACGACTTCGGCTACCGGCTCACCGCCGTATTATGGGTATTCACAAAGGACCTTTCGTTTCGATCAGGGGGCAGCCGCTGGCAATCTCGCTGAGGTTGGCGTTGGTTGGTCGAATGCCGATGCGTCTAACTTGTTCAGCCGTGCGCTGATTCTCGATGGAGATGGCGATCCGGCCGTTGTTACCGTGCAAGCGGATGAGTTTCTCGACGTGTCGTACGAGCTGCGTTCGTATTCTCCTGACGCTGATGTCGATACTACGGTCACCATCGGCGGCGACAGCTACGACATCACAGCGCGTGCGGCCAATGCGAATTCGTCGCTCTGGGCTCCACCGGCAGCGGCTGGCTTTAACACGGGCGTTGCGTATAGCGGCGCCATCGGTGCGGTCACGTCATCGCCGACTGGTTCGCAAAGCAGCGTCAGTGGGCTCACCACCGATGCCTATAGTAATGACTCGTTCCAGATTGACTCCACACATACATGGGGACTGGATAGGGGGAACTTCGTCGGTGGAATTGCTTCTTTCTATGTTCAGTTCGGCATGGGGTCTATGCAGTATTCAGTCGACCCGCCCATTCCCAAGGACGCCACGATGGTCCTTGCGATGCGCTTCCGTCACTCGTGGGCACGTAAGACGCTCTAATGGCACTACCCGGCAACGTCCTATCTACCGATACGTCGCACGACGATTTCATTTCGCCTCGTGACGTTCCGAAGACGCTGATCCAAGATTATGAGATTGGAGGCGTTGCGCTGGCTGATCCATCGCAAGGGCTGAACGTGAAGACGTGGCGTGCGTTCATCGACGACGCTGGTACGACGATCAAGTTGGAAGCGACGGGCGTCCTTACGACGACGCAGATCACTGGCACGGAGATCACGGAAGTCAGTCTCTCCTTCGATCAGAACATGCGCCCAGTGATTGCGTTCGTCGACTCTGGTGTGGCGAAGTTCCGCTGGTTCGACTCGCTGGTATCCAACTTTGTCACGACGACGCTCACCAGCGCCAAGAACCCTCGGGTATGCCTCGACGATAAGCGGGCACAGACGCTCGGATCAAGTGACGTGATCCTTGCCTATCTACTCGCCGACGCCTTGGTTATGCGCATGCAGCGTGATCGCTACACCGTTGCGTACGAATTGGATGACGAGATTGAAGACCGCGACCTCTTGCAGATCGGCATGAACAAGAGGAACCGGTTCCAGTTTCAGTTGCAGGTGAGCCCATGACCGCACTCAAGCTCGAAGGCTTCATGGGATTGGTCCCTCGTGTGTCGGACCGCCTGCTTCCCAACATGTGTGCCACAACGGCTCGCAATACCAAACTCCTGTCTGGAGAGGCTCGTGGGTTTCGCGTCCCGCGCCAAGTCAAAGACCTCACCAACGAGTACTTTACGGTCCGGCGCGTCTACCGCATTCCGTACATCGAGTACGATGAGGAGCTGTCGTTCTGGCTGGCGTTCGACTCGCGCAACGTCGACATCGTGCGCTCGCCGCTCGTCAACGATGCCTACGACCGCTACTACTGGGCAGGTGATGGCGCACCGAAGTACAACACTTTCGCGCGCATGCTCAACGGTGATCCGGAGCTGTTGTTAGGCATTCCCACGCCGACTGCCGTACCCATCGTGACTCCGCCCGGTGCCGGTATCGACACTACGCGCTCCTATCTATATACGTTTGTCAGCGAGTTCGGCGAAGAGGGCGCTCCCTCACCGCCGTCCGATGTGCAGGTTGCCGCCGCTGGAACGTGGGTCATCACGGGCATGCAGACCGTTGTCCCTCAGGCCAGTCAGCGCCGCGTCACGCGTAAGCGCATCTACCGCACCGTCCCCGGCAACGCTGGCACGATGTTCTTCTTCGTTGCTGAGGTTCCGATTGCGGATACGAGTTATAACGACTCGGCGACTGATGACGTGGTGGCGCTGAACAACATCCTCGAATCGACGAGCTTCCAGCCGCCGCCGTCGAATCTCGAAGGCTTCGTCGTGATGCCGAACGGCTATCTAGTCGGATGGGTCGGTCGGCGCCTCGTGTTCAGTGAGCCGTTCCGTGCACACGCGTGGCCTCCTGAGTACGAGATCGGTACCGAGTTCGAGATCGTGGCGCTGGCGGTGTGGGGAAACTCCCTCGTCGTGGGTACCAAGTCGAACCCGTACATCGGCATGGGTGTGACTCCTGCATCATTCACCATGCAGAAGACCGATGCGGTCATGCCTTGCCTGTCTCGCCGTGGAATGGTGGCCTCGGACGCTGGCGTGTACTACCCGTCGATCAACGGGCTCGTCGTCGTGAACTCGCCAACGCCGCAGGTGGTGACGCAGGACCTGCTCACCAAGGAAGAGTGGACGCGTCGATACAACCCGAAAGATATCTATGCGACTAGCTACGGCATGCAGTACATCGCATTCAACCAGCCGTCGTTCGGGTTCATCTTCAACCCGACTGAGCCTGCTTCACGCCTCGTGGAACTGGATCGCTTCGATCACGTGGAAGGCATCGACACGGATCGGTATGACGGCACGGTTTACCTGATCTATGACGACCGGGTGTGGGAGTGGGACCCGGAAGGTTCCGAGCGTCTGTACTGGCGCTGGAAGTCCAAGAAGTTCCATCTGCCGAAGCCGTTGAATTTCGGCGCGCTCAAGATCAAGTTCAACGACGAAGACGAGGATGTTAGCGCGGACGTGCTGGCCTATTACAAGCCGTACAACGATGCGCGCTTCGCTGCTGGTCCACTGAACACGATCAACGGACACGTGATCGATGGTGTGGAAGGCGCTGGTCAGGTCGCTGGCTGGACCGAGCCCGAGAACATGTTCCCTATCGGCGGCGACAGCCTCTATCCACTCAACTTCATGCTGACGCAGGGATCGTCCGTGCGCTTTATCATGTACGCGAACGATGAGATCGTTTTCGACACCATCGTGCAGAACCAGAACATGGTTCGCCTGCCTGCTGGCTTCAAGCGCGATGTCTACCAATTCGAGATGATTAGCGCCAGCGAAGTGTTCTCCGCGTCGATTGCTGAAACCGGCAAGGAATTGGCGAAGCTCTAATGGCTCTTAAGCTCAAAGGCAACCGCAAATATCCGACGATTCCGCCCGTCAAGCATGACTTGGCGAATCACACGGATACGATCATGGCGATCAAAGAGGCCATGGAAGTCGGGCAGCGCCGGACTAACAACCTCTTTTACTCGTTCATCACCGTGCAGGATTTGCTGGACCTCGGGCTCATTGACCTGAAGGGAAACACGCAGTCCATCGTCGGTGCGGACCTCTCGCAGATTGCCAACATTGGTGACCTGAGTGGCTCGGCCACTGGAGATTTCCTGCGCTACAACGGCACGGTGTGGATCAACGATCAGATTCACCTTGGCGATATCACGCAGGGCATGGTCACGCAGCACGAAGCCGCGCTCACCATTTCGTGGAGCCAGCTCACCGGTATTCCGCCGCTCGGTGAAGCTAACGACGGCCTGAATGTCGGCTACGGCGCTGGCGTGTTCAAGGACAAGGTTGGACTCGACCTGCGGTTCAAGACTCTCGTTGAAGGCGCCAACATCACCATCGTTGAAGACGACGATGAGATTACGATCTCGGGCGAGTCTGGCGATGTGGGGCAGTACCGCGAGCCGATGACCGATGGCGACGTGGATGACCCGCAGATTCTATTTTCCGGTGGCGACTTTGTGTTTGCCCTGCGGGACCTCGTAACATGAGGCACTACGACATTCAGGCGCCGGACATTCACCCGTTCGCGTTCGTGCAGGATGCGGACCCGGCGCTTGATATAGATAATGGTGTTGGCCCGAACAAGGTGTGGTTTCGGACCACTGACTTTCGAGTGCTGGTGCGGAATGACTACGATGATGATTGGATTTTGGTAGGAGGCGACTGATGGACCATCGTGACCTAACAGGCCCTGCTGCGATCCATCCTGCGTTTTTTGTCAGTGATACGGACCCGTCTCTCGACGCTGCCAATCATGTGGGGGCGGGGAAGGGCTGGCTCGATACGAGTGAGGCTCCCACGTTGAAGGTTCGCAACGACGCAAACGACGCGTGGATCACTGCACTCGGCCCACCGCCTCCTCCGGGCATCGTCATTTCGTTCGCTGAACTAGCTGCTGTGTATATCGCCGCCGCGTTCGATGACTTTGAGTTTTCTGATCTCGACTTTACTGAGCTGGAGTACGTCCCATGAGCGCAACCCTCACTTGGCACAAGAGCGGTCTCGGTACGAAGACCGGCACCGCCAACGCTAATCTCATCACAGACATCAAGAACCTTGTGCTCACCAAGGCGGGAGACGCGGACTTCAAATGGGAGGTCGCAGACTTCAGCACGTCGACTCCGATGTATGTTTCGCTCAAGCGCAAAGATGCGAGCGACGGCCGTATTTTGTTTGCTATCTGGAGTTCCGCCCCCGCCGCTGTCAACGTTGACATTCTGGATCAGTCGCCGCAGACCAGCGTACTTTTTGGCGCGTATTTCCCGAACGGTAATACGGACAGCGCCATCAATCTGGCGGCTGCGAGTGGCGCTATCCTTGGCGACAACACTGGCTGCACGAAGGTGGCCACCGGCTACTTCGTTTCGTCCATGTACACGACTAACTACCAGTCGTGGTATTTCGACAGTGAGGAAGGAATGGTCTGGGGGTTCCAAGACCCGGGTGGAACACAGACGAACTTCATGATGTTTGGCGATTTGGTTATCGACGACGCTGACAATGTGTACCCATGCGTCGTGGGTGGCGCTAGCGGTTCCTTGGGTTCCATGGGGAGCAGCTCGCCTCCGTTAGCGTGGACTTCTTCTCCCCCTAGCGCCGGTGCATTTTCGGTGGCCTATGCTCATGTGGTGTACCCATCTACTGTGTCGAAGCCTTTCTACCAAGCATTCGCTTGCACAGGTGCTTGGGGGGCGCAGGTGGGTACACCTGACGTGCTCAATGACAGCTCTAACAGCAAGGTGTACTTCGAACCCATTCCGCTCGTCGGACAAACGAAGGGCCAAGGCATCAAGCTCAAGCTGCGTCAGCTCGCCCTCGGGCCGGGATCAACTTCCGCCTTCAATTTATACAACGGTACTGGTCCGGTGCCGATGGCATATCAGTGCAACGGCGCCGTTGCTGGCGGTGTTGGGTTCCCCTACGCGGTCAATTTCAAGCTGTAAGTTGCTGACACGTGTAGGGAATGGTATATCAGCACAACTGTAGGAGCCCTCCGATGCCGAGTTTTAGCACTACGTCTCTGAAGCAGCTCGCGACCTGCGATGCGCGTCTCCAAGATGTACTACAGGCCGCGATCTTGCGGGTTGACTTCGTGATTCTCGAAGGGCATCGCAACGAGGTTGACCAGAACGCCGCCTTCGCTGCCGGGAAGTCGCAGAAGAAGTGGCCCGAAGGGAACCACAATGCGTACCCATCACGTGCGGTCGACATCGCCCCCTATCTACCCGAAGTGAAGATCGATTGGAACGATCTCGTCGCGTTCGGACGCCTCATGGGTTACATCCAGTGTCTCGCCGACCAGCGCAACATCAAGTTGCGCTTCGGCCTCGACTGGGATGGCGATTGGCGTACGGCGGGCAAGAACGACCCCAACGAGCACTTTCTCGACGCTCCTCACATCGAACTGGTGGGCTGACATGGGCAAATTCGACTGGAAGAAAGTGGTAGGCGCGGTTGCCCCCACCATCGCCACCGCTCTAGGCGGCCCCCTCGCAGGCGTTGCAGTGAAGACCCTCGCAACACAGTTGTTAGGGAACTCTGACGCGACCGAAGAGGATGTCGCCGCTGCCGTTGCTGCTGCCGACCCGCAGACGCTGCTCAAGCTCAAGGAGATCGATGCAGAGTTCAAGAAGACGATGATCGACGCGGGCGTGAAACTCGAAGAGATTGCCGCCAGTGATCGCAATAGTGCGCGCAATCGAGAAGTGTCCGCTCATGATAGTTGGACGCCGCGCATTCTCGCGCTCGTGGTCATCGGTGGATTCATGACGTGTGTGTACGCAATCCTCGGCGGGCACGTGTCTGACCTGAAGGACCCGCTGATCGCGGGGTTGATTGGAACAATGGTTGGATATACCAGTGCCAAAGCTGACCAAGTGATCAGCTACTACTTCGGCAGCTCGGCATCCTCAAAGTCGAAAGACGAGACGATTTCTACCATCGCAAAGATGGAGTAAGTCATGAGGAGTCCCTATGGAGTGGCTGGAGAAATTGATGGGTGTTGCAACGAACCTGATTCCGCCTATCGATGGGGCAACTGACATTCATGTTAGGCGGTGGCGCCTCTGGGTTGCAGGAGTAACATTTGTGAACGCATTCGGACTGACCATTCATATCGCTCTGGCTTGCGGGCTGATTCCGTTCTATCCGGGATTCGCCCAAGCTGGTGAAGTGAAAACTACGCAGCAGGCGGTCGACAATCTCGCCAACGAGCTGAAGGCCCAACGCGTCGGCATCATCGAGGCCAGCATTCTCGACACGAGGCAGAAGCAATGCGCTTCGCAGCCGGAAGTACGCAGGCTGTACACCGCGTCGCTTCAGAAGCTGCTCATCGAGTACCGGAACATTACGAAGAGTGACTACCCCGTACCGGGGTGTGAGGCTTTCTAATGGGCTTCTTCAGCAATCTCGGGAAGTCGCTCAACCCCTTCCAGAATCCGGTCAAGGGAGTCAAGAACGCGCTCTCGATGGGGATCGACCCGGCTGGTTCCGTTGTTCGTGCCGGTAAGACGGGGGACATGTCCCCTCACAACGTCAAGGGCATGTACGATCCGGGCGGGTTCATCGGTGGGGTGCCGCAGGCGGCGCCTAACAGCTATACGCCGCAGCATGTGATGAATCTTTCACCGGCCGCGCAGCAGATGTACGACGCCATGCAGGCACGCACGGCGGCGCGTAACGCTGGGGTACCATACAACCCGACGCCCTCGGCACCTGTTGTGGCTCCGCAGCTTCCGCACCGCACGCCGCTCGGGCAGCAGCCCGCGCCGACACAGACCCCGTACGATCCGGGACTGCCGCCACAACAGCTTGCCGATGGCGGCATGGTCGGGCAGGAATTCGATGGCGACTACTGGGAGAACAAGTCGTTCGAACGGAAGCCCAATGGCAAACCGTACTAAGTGGCTAGTCAGTACACAGGGTTCACCGACACACCGGTCCACATTCTCCACGAGTGGCTCCGCGTTCGTATTGGTGTTCCTTGGAGTACTGATTTTCGCTGCCTTGCTCGCGTGGTTCGTGGGGAAATTGTCGGATGCGTGGGGTACGAAGGTTTCAACGGTCGGTCGCTCCGCATGCACATGGCAGGCAACCGACATGGATGGCTCAATCGCGAGTTCATCCAACGAGCATTTCGCTATCCGTTTGTAACGCTCGATCTGCCGATGGTGTTTGGGATTGTGCCGAGCGGGAATCTTGAGGCGCTGAAGATCGACAAGAAGTTAGGGTTCATTGAATTACTGTACGTCGAAGGAGCACACGCGGATGGCGGGCTCCACTTTCTGCAACTGACACGTGAAAACTGGTTGAGGACGAAACATGGGAAGCAAAGCACCCGAAGCGCCTGATCTCGGCCCAATGGCTGAAGGGTCGGCTGAGTCCGCGCGTATCGCGCAAGAGACCGCGCTCGAACAGCTCGCGTGGGCTCGTGAGCAGGACACTAACAACCGTCAACTCCTCGACCGTGTAGTCACGGGGCAGGAACAGGTTCAGCAGGACACGCTCCAGAACGCGCAGGAAGATCGGCAGCGCTACGAGGATATCTACCAGCCGCTGGAAGACAACCTCACTCAAGAATTTCAGAACTACGACTCGCCCGAGCAGCACCAGCAAGATCGCGGCCGTGCGATGTCGGATGTCTCGCAGTCCTTCGACGCGGCGCGGCGTAACGCGCTTCAGCGTCTGGAGAGCTACGGCGTTGATCCAAGCCAGACCCGCAACGCTGCGCTCGACATCGGTACGCGCACGGCGCAAGCCGCTGCGACCGCTGGCGCTGCGTCGGCATCGGATCGTGCGACGACTCAGACCGGTCGCGCGCTGCGCGCCGAAGCCCTGAACATCGGCAAAGGATATCCGTCGAACGTGGCGGGCTCGTATGGCCAGTCACTTGCCGCTGGCAACTCGATGGTGGGCAACGCCAACCAAACTACCAACACGAGCAGCAACGCGCTTGGCGGTGTGAACGCTGGTCTCGGTACGTCTATTCAAGGTTTCGGTCAGGCTGGCAACACGATGTCGCAGGGCTACGGCAATCAAATGCAGCAGTACAACGCCAATCAGGCGACGACGAACGCAGCCATCGGCGCCGTGGGCGGTATTGCTGGCATGTTCATGGCCGATGGTGGCGATGTCCCATTCGAGAGCGAGCCGGGGGCAATCGACTTCGGCGAAGGCGATGGCACAGGCATCGACGATCAGGTACCCATCAATGCTTCCAAAGGCGAATACATCATCCCCGCTGACGTTGTGCGTGCGAAGGGCGAAGAGTTTTTTGACAAGCTGGTCGAACGCTACCACACGCCCGCAGCCGAGCAGCAGGAAGACGAACACACATCGAATGTGCGTACCGGCCGCGCATTGTCTCCGGTGCCTAACAAGGCCAACGGCGGGCTCACGGGGTTCGGTGGGCCTTCGCGCGTAATGTCTTCGCCGAAGGCTCCGCCGATGCAGCAGCCGATGGCTCCTCGTCAGGCGATCCCGGCCATGCCTTCTTTCCCGCGCGCAACCACGCCTGCGGCGATGCCGTACCGTTCACCGATTCAACGCCCGATGGGGCAGCCTGCGCGTCCGCAGTTCGCAGCACGAGGTATCTGAGCCATGCCTGACTTCATGAAGGGCGTCGAAGCGTTCCAGCAGGGCTCGGACTGGCGGCAACGTTTTCGCGCTAACAAACAGCTCGAAAAGGCTCGCGACCTCGCCCTCGAAGGCGGTGAGTACTCGATGGAGCAGCGTCGTGCGCTGCGCAAGATTCGCGACCCGGACACGGCCGGTGTGTTAGGCGCGCTCGATCCGAGCAGTGTCCCTGACTGGGGCGGCGGGCTCGAAGACCCGTTCGCCGTGAAGCTGATGGACTGGTTCAAGAGCCGCAAGGGGCGCAAGAAAGCCAAGAAGTCGGCCATCGATCTCGGTGATGAAGGTGCGTACGACTCGTCCAGCCCCACGGGTACCGGTGATGCTCCGATGGCGGCGCCCGCACCCGACATGGGTGGCGCAGAGACATTTCCGATGGAAGCGCAGCCGCAGATGCCGATGGAAGACATGAATCCCGGCGCCGAACCGCAGAGCTACGCCGATGGTGGCGGCATCGACATGGAAGCCCTCAACGCAAAGCAGTTGCGTCAGGCGCAGTGGGAGATTCTCAAGGATCGACTGGGCAAACTACCCGGTGCTGCTCGTGAAACGCTCACGGACGTAGACAGCGCGCTTGGCAAGTTCACTGGTCGCGCTGCGGAAGGCTCCGGCATGGTGAAGGGCGCTACGGCGGGCCTCAAGCGCGCTGGCGCTGCCGGTGCGTTGTTAGGTACGGCCCTCACGACGGGCTCAACCGACACCGAAGACTACCGCAAGCGCTTCGGCATGGAGACGAATGACCCGTCGCTGGGCGGTGATATCGCCGCCCGTACACTCGGCGCCGCGTCCGATCTCGGCTCGATCCTCACCTTCGGTGCCGCTGATCGTTTCTATCGTGACAAGCAGGATCAGGGCGCAGCGCCCGCCGATCCCGCCGCAGCGGCTGCGCCCGAGCAGGCCATCCCCACGGATGGCGGTTATGGTGGCGCGCAGAGCGATGTCAGCTCGCGTTCGCGCGGCGGTGGCCGCACGGCTCTACCTACCCAAGCGCAGCCTGAGACGGCGGACTTCAGTGATCTCGACATCGATCCGAAAGATGTTCCGGACATGAAGACCAACGATTGGGTGAAGTATCGCGCGCAGGCGATGGACGCCGCCCGCCAGTCGGGTGATCCGGCCTCCGTGAAAGCCGCTGGTGATGCAGTTACGCAAATGCAGGTCGAAGGCTTTCAGAACTACGGCCAGCAGGGTCTTGCGCTTCAGCAGGCGGGCAACATCCGTGGCGCGATGGCTGCCTATCGTGCGGCCTTCCAGTATTTCCCGAACGGCAATGATGTCGAGTTCGGTGTACACAAAGGCAAGAGCGGTCGCCCGCAGATCGTCGGCGTCGGTCTCGATGAGAAGACCGGCAAGCGCGTGCCGGGTACAGAGTTGATCATGGACCCCGAGCGCGTCTCGGTGCTCCTCTCGAACTTCAAGAACCCCGCAGCGTTCGCGATGTGGACGAAGGATCATCGCGCCGAGCAGTTCCGCGAGCGTCAGTATCAGGAAGTCACCAAGCCGCTGGCGCAGGCCACGGCCGACTACCAAGCTAACAACTCGGAGGCGAACATCCTGCGCGCCGAGAATGCGCAGTTGAAGGCTGGTGGCGGTGGCGCGGCGGGTCAGGCGACTAACATGCGCAACGCCGAGCGTGCGTTCCGTGAGCGCGTCGGACAGATGGGTTTGGTCGATGAACCCACTGCGGATTTCCTTGCGAGTGTGATGTCGCAGGTCAAAGCTGAAAATCCGAGCGTGCCTGACAACGTGATCATCCAGACCATCATGACGGCGCAACGCGACGGAACGCTCGCAGCTCGCATCCAGAAGATGGCTGGCGGCGGTGGAGGCGGTGGCGGTGCAGCTCCTACACAAGCCGCGCCGCCCACGCAGGCGATCCCGACCGATGAAGGCGACGCGGGTGATCCGGCCATGGCAGGATTGAGTCCCGAGGAAGTCGAATGGGCTAACCGCCCCGCGCAGTGACATGGCGAACTACGACGAACTGTTTCCCGATGAGCCGCAGGAACCGTTTGCACCCATCCGCACTGGAAGGGTCAACCAGCAACTGACGGACATCCGCTCGCGCGTTCGCACTGCGATCCCGACGACGGGTGACATCAATCAGGGCTCGGGCAGCTTCCTCGACGCGTTCGGCGATCTCATGACCACGCCGCCCTCCTCTCCCCAATCGAATGGGGAAACCGAATGGAAGGACTACGGCAAGTCGGCTGTCGCTGGCGTCGGTGATCTCGGCCAAGCCGGAGCCGGTGGCGTCGAGTACTTCGCCAACCGGTACAAAGGCGCCGAGAGCACTCCGTTCGAGCAGAGCATGGGCGACCTCGCGGGAGCCGCGCGCGGTGGCCGTCAGGCATCGCAGAATTTCTCGCAGGACTGGTTTGCGTCGATGACTCCCGAGGCGCAAGCCCGTGCTGTGCGCGAGATCACGAACCTCGATCCGAACAAGACCATCTGGCAGGGCGGACCCGGCGAGTTCCTTTCCAGCGTGGGCTTGAAGCTCTCGCGCTCGGCGCCGTCTACGGCCGTGACCTTGCTGCCCGGTGCACTGATGATGCGCGCAGGATTGGGCGCTGGCTCCATCGCGTATCTCGGTGCATCCGAGGGTGCCCTGTCACTCGGCTCCATCGCGGCGAACATCGCGCAGGAAGTCGAGCAGGCTCCCGAGCAGGAGCTGATGCAGTCGCCCCGGTACAAAGAGCTTCGCAGCACGATGGACGAGCAGGCCGCGCGCCAGCAGCTCACCATCGAAGCGCAAGGCAACGCCCCGCTGATTGGTGGTCTCATCGTAGGTGCCATCTCGGCTGCCGCAGGACGCTACCTTGAGCCCGTCTTCGTGGACGCAGGCAAGGGCGCCCTGTCGCGCTTCGGCCGTGGCTACGCCTCAGAGGCGTTTCAGGAAGCTGGTCAATCGAGTGCGGAGCAGGTGGCCCAGAACGCCGCCGCCCAGCTCTACGACAAGGACCGCTCCCTCACCGAAGGTGTCGGTGAGCAGGCGCTTCAGGGCGGCATGGTGGGTGGCCTCATGGGCGGCGGCATGGCCGCGACGCTTGGCGGTGGCCATCAGACTCAATCGCCGCTCGGCGGAGAACCGGTAACCAGTCCAGAACAACCAATCCCGGAAGGACCGCCGACGAGTTCTTTCCAAGACGTGTTTGGAGACGTGGCGCCGCGCGAGCCCACGCAGTTTGACGCCGAAGGTCAGGGCCTGATCGACACGAGCCCGATTGACCCGGCGATTCAGCAAGCGATGAACATCCGTCGCGAGACGAAGATGGACGACATGTTCGAGCCGCAGGGAATGACCCCGCAGGCCGAGCAGCAGTCGTACATGCAGAACCCGTGGCCCGTCGCCCAGCAGGGCATGGATTTGCCACAGGCGTCCACAGCGATGGTTCCGACGCAAGGCGAGCCCGTGCAGCCTCCGCTGGGATTGCGCGACCGTCAGCGTGGCGCTCCCCCCACGATTGTGGAGCCGATGGCTGCACAACCGATGCAGCAAGACCTCTCGCCGCCCGAGGGCTTCGCTGGTGCGCCAACCCAAGAAGCTGGTACGCCGGGACGTACGCGTGCGGACTTCCTGCGTAATCGCGCATCGCTGATGCAGACTGCGCCGACCTTTGCTGATGAGAATCAGCAAGACATGTTCACCCCGCCTAACAACCAGATGGCGGACGAGCCGAGTGCCGAGCCCATTGGCGACTTGTTAGCCCAGTTGGAGGACTTGCGTGACCCCGACAGTAACCGTCTTGGAGTCTATCTATCCGGGGCAAACATTGATCAGCTTCGAGCCGATGGAACTTTCGAAGCAGTTCGAGGCGTGGGCGTCCCACTGGCTAACTTCGACGGAAAAGGCGGCACTCTCATCGCCAAAGATCGCCCGACTGCGGAGCATCTTATCGCGCTCCGTAATGAGGGCGGCGACATGCAACAGGTTCTTGGACTAGCAACAGGAGCAGGCATTGGGAAACCGGCTGGTGCGGATATCGCTGTTCAGCAGCGCGATGAGCAAGGCAACGTCGTACAGGAGTCGTTGGTTGCAACGCCTGAAGAAGCCGATGCACTGGCAGCCAGCTTCGAGGCACCGGGGCGTGAAGGCGTAGTCCTCTCGGCTGGCATGGCCATCAAGCGCCGTGCCCAGAAGATTGCTCAAGAATCCGCCGCTGCCCAACAGCAGCAGGCCGGAAAGAAGCTGTACCGCAAGGCCAGCGATCTCATCGACACGACCGTCACCGACCCGCTGCGTCAGGAAGAACTGCGCGACATCGCGCGTGCCGCCACCACGGGCAAGACCGAGGCGGATCGTCTGCGTGCGAAGGCGCAGATGGCGCGTGAGGCTCAAACTACTCAGGCGCGGCGCGAAGCGCAGTCGTTCGAAGCCCGTCAGAAGCTGGATACCTATACCGAGAAACAGATTGAGGGGCTGGATGACGAAGACCTCGAACCGGTTTTTCGAGAGGCAGCGGCGGTCGCCTCAGGTTCAAAGGTTAAACGTCGCAGCGATGACGCTCGTCCGATGGGTGAGGGCCGCAACGAGTTGTTTGTCCCCGACAAAGCAGGCCGAGCTGCCAGTGACGAAGGGGCCACCAACGTCGTGGTTGTCCACGGCCGGACCGTCGAAGAAATCATCGAAGCCCACAAAACGCGTTCCGAGAAGCTGAAGTTCATCGAGCGCGTGCAGCGCATGCAGCAGCGCCGTGAGCACGGTGGCCGTTCGAAAACCAAGCCAATCACCGCGACGACCGAACAGCGTGGCGAGAAGGGTGAGAAGGCTCCTGTCCGCAAGGCCGAGTTCAAGCCGACCCAGTTGTTCGACATCGCTCCTCCGCGCGAGATGTCGGTGGCGGACACGGTTGTCCACAACGAGAAGGTCAAGCAGACCTACGCTGATCTGGCAAAGACCCTTCAGAAGTTCAACGAGCGCATGGGCCAGCTCGGGAACAAGTTCGAAGCCGAGTGGCGCCAGCGCGAAGGCAACGGCAATCAGCCGCAGTCGGCGCGTGATGCGTTCTACGCTGGCGTGTACATGAACACTCTCATGCGCTACGGCCAACTGATGGAGCAGATGCACCCACGCTCTAACAAGGGCCTGAAGGAAGTTCAGCGCTTCATCAAGATCGTGGATGATCTGTCGGCGCTGCCGAACGACAAGTTCACGCAGAAGCTGGTGCGCCTAACCGAAGCCGAGATCGATGAGCAGGGGAACATCGTTGCCCGCGTCGATCCAAACGTATTGGGATTTGTTAGCGACAAGACTAAGCGCCGTGCGAAGGCGCTCAAGTCCGTTGCGAAGCTGGAGGAGCGCGTCAAGTGGGCCAAGCGCCTGCACGACGTGTGGCATAACGACAGCAAGTACGAGCAGTTCATCGCGCCGCTGATGCAGAAGCTGATCGGCTACGTGACGCATGATAGTTCGCTCGGGAACATCGCGGTCGAGCGCCGTGGGCTCGGGTACACGCCCACCTTCAATGAAATGCGCAACCTCCGCTACGCGCTCCAGACCTTCAAGAAGACCGACAACGAGCAGCTCTACAAGCCGCTCAAGCGTTGGTTCTCGGACTTCGGTTACAAGTTCGATGACAAGGGCGATCTGGTACTCGCGCGCAACGCGAAGGAGTTCGAGTACGAGCAGCCCTCCGAATTGCTCAAGCAGGACCGCACAGCGTTCCTCAATCACCCCCAAAACTATGTGCAAAAGATGAGGGCAGCCGCTGCACAACGTCTGGATAAGATGTTGAGCGGTGAGCGCCGTCGTCGAGCGGAACTCACGGAAGCCCAGCGCATTCGCGAAGACCGCACGCTTGCCAATCGTATTGAGAGGGATCGTCGCAGCACGATGAGCTACGCGCAGCGCACGGCGCTCGAAGCCCTCGACCGCCAGACCAAGCCGCTCGGACTCGAACTGTTGTCGCTGACTTCCGATGCTCCGGGCGTACGGCTTGCCGCCGAGGCCATTTCCAGTTTGTTAGAGGAGAACCAGTCCGGCTTCGTGCCGCTGACCGATCTTCTGAAGCTGGCATCATCCAAGATCGCGGCCGATCACGCGTACCAGCCGATCTTGCAGCGCCTGATCGCGCTCAACATGGCCGACGCCACGGTCACGTGGGATCGTTCCGGTAAATTTGTTACCGGCATTGCCGACTACCGGCAGGTAGGTAGCAGCGAGCGCGTGATCCGCGTGAATCGTCCGAAGCTGGAGTCGTATCGCGCGACCGGCCAAGACCCGTCGTTCGGCTTCATGCACGCCATCATCCATGAGGCGGTGCACGCGGCGACAGTCGGTGCCATCCGCAACAACTTCACCTACGGCCGTGCGATCAACGTGCTTATCCGCCACATCAAAGCGCAGGCTGAAGCACGTGGCATCTCGACGCTCGACCCGGCGCTCGGCCGCAATCTCGAAGAGTTCTACGGCCTGATGGGCAAGAACGAAGAGTTCATTGCCGAGGCATTCTCGAACGAGCGTTTCCAGAAATTCCTGAAGTCCATCGACTTCGAACCGAAGAAGTCGGTGTGGCGCTACATGATCGACCTGATCAAGCGCTTCTTGGGTATGGCCGACACGCCTGAAGTGACCAACGCGCTCGACCTCGTTCTATCTACCACGGACAAGCTGTTCACCGGCGAGCTGACCCGCCCCACGGCTGGCCATGGCGACGCGCTCAACATCGAAGACCAGTTCGCGCAGGGGCACGTCGGCAATCTCATCGACAAAGTGATGCAGAGCAATCGCGTCACCAAGGAAGTCCGCACGCGTGCGGCTAACATGCTTGAGATGAACAAGGAGGGTGGCTCACGCTTCCTCCTGTCGGCTCTCACCATGGAGCAGATTCGCGACTTCTATAACAAGTCGTTCGGTGGCAGCGGCGGACCTCTCAGCGAATACATGAAGGCGTTCTTCAAGCGCAACGCCGACAACTCGGCGAACATGGAGACGGCTGACAAGCTCTCGCGGCGCTGGACGGCGCTGACCGAGGAGCACGGCGCCGAACAGGCGGTCGAGCTGTCGCGGATCATGTCCGAAGGTACGCTCTACGGCATCCATCCGAATGAGCCACTGGCTTCCACTGCGAACGCCACGGTCACGTCGGTGCCGCAGAAGCAGCGGTACGCCGATCTCTCGAAGCGCTTCAAGGCGATGAACTCTGACTTCAAGAGTCTGTACAGCGATGCGCAGCAGTACTACGACGAGACGTTCAAGCGCGAAGTCGCGCTCGTGGCGCTGAACGCCATCCGGGCTTCCACGGGGTCTAACAACTTCAATTACGTCGAGCGGGATGTCGAGCGTCTGAAGTTGAACACCGTCAAAGGACTGGAGAAAGAATTCGGCGACCAGTTGAACGACAGTGAACGCAAACTGATCAGCCGCATCGCGGCGCTTCCTCAGAATCGTATCGGCCCGTACTTCCCGCTGATGCGCTTCGGTGATTACGTGGTCACGGCCGAGCGCGTAAAGGAGCGTAAGACCTTCTCAGACGCGGGCGCTGCACGCACGTGGGCTCAGGAACAGCGCGAGAACGACCCCACTCTGTCGGTCAGCTCCCCAATCGAGTCTGGAGGTTCCTTCACGGTGACGGTCACCGAGAAGGAAGTCCGCATGGCGGAGACTCCCAGCGAGGCCGAGCAGAACCGGGCCGACATGCTGGCCGAGTACGGCTCTGGAACCGTGTCTCAAGTCCAGCTCAAGGCGCAGTTGTATACACGTGGGGCAACCATTGAGTCCGGCTCGGGCCTCAAGACGATCCTCAACAAGCTCGACGGCAACCCTGCGGCACAAGCGGCGATCAAGGACTTCTACTTGCGGTCCCTTTCGGACGGCGCTTTCCGCAAGCGTGAGATCAAGCGCGCGAATCGTCGCGGCGTGAACTACGACACGCAGCACCGCACGTTTGCTAGTTACGCCAAGTCCGCCGCGTACTACACGTCGCAGCTTCGCTTCGGCTGGCAGATGGCCGACTCGCTCATCGACATGCAGAAGTACGTCGAGGAGACCGCGAAGGGCACGCACACCGCCGACATCTCGCCCATTCGCATGGGCGAAGTAGTTCGCGAGATCAATACGCGCGACAAGCTGACGACCGAGCCGCTCGAAGTTTCCAAGCTCGTGCGTGGCGGCACTGAGCTGTCGCAGTTCATGATGCTGACCTCACCTAGCTACTGGATGATCAACCTGACGCAGCCGTGGATGGTGACCATGCCGTGGCTCTCGGCACGCTCCAGTCCCGGCGAAGCGTCGGCAGCATTGGCCAATGCACAGAAGCTGATTGCATCTCCCATCGTGAACCAGATGGTGGAGTCCGGTGGTGGACTCAAGGCGCTGTGGTCGAAGGCTGGCGCCGAGAAGGCATTCACTGTGTTAGAGCAGGTGGAGAAGCACATCGCGCAGCGCGGTGGCCATCGCTCGCACGAATACATCGCGATGCTTAACAAGCTCAAGCGTGAGAGCATCATCGACTTGTCCTTCGTGGCCGAGCTGCGTGACATCGCCGAAGGACAGAACACTTCGCTCACGCAGCGTGTACTGGACGCCTCGCGGATCATGTCGCACCTGTCGGAAGTGAACAACCGCATCCTTACGGCCATCGCCGCGTTCGACCTGTACCGCAACAAAGGCGCGAGCATCGAGGAGTCCGAAGACTTCGCGAAGCAGGCGGTGTCGCTCACGCAGTTCAACTACTCGGCTGGCAACGCGCCGCGTCTGTTCACGGCTCGTGGCCCGCTCGGGCAGATGGGTCCGCTGGTGTTCCAGTTCATGAAATATCCGCAGCACATGTACGCGCTGCTGATCGACAACATGCGCCGCGCTGTCTACTCGGGTGGCATGGACCGCCAGATTGCGTTGAAGACTCTGGCAGGTTTGTTTGCCACTCACCTTGCAGCGGGCGGCATCATCGGCGCCATGCTCCAGCCGGTGAAGTGGGCGATTGGCTTGGCGCTCGCGGCATTCGGTGACGACGATGAACCGTACACGTTGAAGAATGCGCTCTCTGGCGAAACCTTCGACCGCATGATCCGCAGCGCGACCGCCGAACTCTTCGGCACCGATGCAGGAGAGATCATCTCCGCTGGCCTGCCGCGCGCCGCTGGTGTCGACCTGTCGAGCCGCATGTCACTCGGATCGCTATACTTCGTGAACCTCAACACAGAGTCCGCAGACACTTTGTTAGGCACCATGGTGCAGAGCTTCGGTGGACCGTCTGTCAATCTGATGTCGGGTTTCTACAAGGGCATGCAGTATATGGGCGAAGGGCAGGTGTCGAAAGGTGTCGAAGCCTTCTTGCCCAAAGGCGCGAAGGACATCGCGAAGGCGATCCGGTACTCGAACGACGGACTTACCGACGCGACTGGCAAAGAGATCATGGGCGCCAAGGACATGTCGCCGTGGGAGCTGTTCGCCCAGTCCATTGGCTTCGCTCCCAGCTCGGTTGCGGAGAAGTACGCAGCTCGTGCGGCCATCAAAGACGCGCAGTCCTACGACGATGACCGCCGCGCGAAGCTTATCCGTCGATTCCAGAACGCATCCGTGGACGAGCGCGCGGGAATCATCTCGGAGATTACTTCGTTCAACCGTGCCAATCCTGCTGCCAGCATCTCGCGCAGCCAGCTCCTGAAGTCCATGCAGAGCTTCCGCCAGCGCGAAGCGCGGGTGAAGACTTATGGCTTAGACTTGCGCGGCGCCGATGTGGCGTACGCGGAAGAAGGTGAGCCCTATGAAACTGATTAGCCTCGCGCTGCTGTTGTTCGTTGGTGCGGCGCACGGTGCCTGCCCTGTCGTACCGTCGAACGTGGCGTGCGTGCAGTGGCAGCCATCGGCAGGCTGGACCAACAACACTCCGTTCGCTCCCGGCACGGTCGTGACCTACACAGTCTGGCTGGTGAGCACGACGACTGCTACTTCGGTTGCAACGACGACTGGCACAGATGCAACCATTCATGGGCTCAAATCAGGGAATCGTTGCTTCGTCGTGACAGCTTCGGCACTCCCGTTACCAGACCCTACATATAAAAATCCCTCAGTGGATTCCAATCAGAGCTGCAAGCAGATACGCTTTCCCGGTCCCACTGACGGCAAGATCGAAGGGCCGACAGATGGCGCAATCGAACCCAAGTAACTAGGAGAGAAGAATGTCTCACATTAAGGAGCTGGTGCTCCGTTTCAAACAGTCGACGGCGGCTGATGTCGTGAAGAACCGCGTGTATGTGCACGGCCCGAACCTGCCGTTCGATCCGCTCGCACCGTTCGACGAGATCGCGAAGCCCACCGCCGATGCGGATGGATTCACGCGCATCCCGCTCGCCAATCTACCGAAGCTCACGGGCCTCGAAGGTCAGTACGACCTCGACGTGACCGCGCTCGATGCCACCGGCAATGAGTCCGATCCGCTCGAAATCGACAACCAGACTTTCGACCTCAGCCCGCCGGATGCTCCGACGGACGGCGCTGTCGAGTAAAGGGCAAGCTCTCAATCGGGTGCATCAAGGTTCACGTCGACTTGATGATCGAATGGGAAAACGAGGAGGGGGCGTAAGCCCCCTTTTCTTCAACTGAAGGAGACCGACATGTTGTTAGTCATCATTGGAATTGCGCTGGGTGCCGGTGGCGGCGAGCTGTTCAATCGCTACGCGCGAGCGAGGGTCGTGGCCACGGTCAAAAAGCTGATTGCGAAACTGGAGGACTAACATGGCTCGCGACTACAAAAAGGAGTACCGCGAGTATCAAGGGACTGAGGCGCAGAAGCACAACCGTGCCGAGCGCAACCATGCTCGCCGCGTGATGGAACGCGAGGGCAAAGTCCATAAGGGCGATGGGAATGATGTGGATCACAAGCATCCGCTCATCACCGGTGGCTCGAACGAGCACGCCAACTGGCGCGTGCAAACCGCGCACAACAACCGAAACTTCAAGCGCGATTCGAAAGGGCGCCCTATCTAATCGGCGCTGGCGCAGTCACCACTGGGGTGTCTGTTAGTTCCACGGGGACCGGGCCAACAGGGTCCCCGACCTTTATATCTTCGGCCTTCAGGCCAAACTTCCCGAGATTGAATTCGTAGATGCGCTGCGGTGGCAGCTCCCATTTCGTGCCGATGCCGAGGCACGCCTTCATCTCATGCGCGCCGAGATCGTCGCGGAACTTCTTCAGGATGTTGTAGACGGGCAGCTCGCGGAAAGTCAGCCAGCGTTCGAGGTCTTGGCGGGCCACGCGTAGAAGGTTCTCGCTGCGGCTCACGTGGTACACGATCTTGTCGCTGCGGGGAATGCCGCCCGAGATGTCGGGCAGGTAGGTCTTGGTGTTCGCACGCGGTGCCGGGAACCGCTCGACGACGAGAGCCTTGTCCTGATACGCACCCATGAACGCGGCGAGAATTTCAGTCGGCTGTGATAGTGACATCGCGTCTACACTGCGGCCCCGCAGCCGGTAGATATTCGCTAACAAGAACCTTGCAAGATGGCGTACGTCCAGCTTTACGAGATCCAGTTCCCCGGCCAGCTCAGCGCCTACTAACAAGATCGCTACGATGGCGAACCAGAAGCGTTCCTGTGCCTCCATGTTGCCAGCGAGCGCGAGCGACTTGAAACGCTTCTGTACGCGCTCCTCGACTTCCTTCGGATGGGTTGCTAGGTACTGCGCGTAGATACGCCCCGCGTGCCCGTAGTTACCAGTCAGCGAATCGAACATCATCGAAAGCTCGGCCTTGTTCTGCTGCCAGACGAAGGGCTCGATCACGATCTCGTACGTGCGGACGATACCGGCGTCGCTGCCACCGCCATGACGCGCCATTGCTTCGAAGATAGATTCGTTCGACGCGACGACGAGCATCGTCTCCCAAGTCGAAACTTCCCGGAGCTGGGCGGATGAATCCAGCCGCGTCTTCTCCTTGCCTTGTGTGATCTGAAAAGCAAGCGTTAAGAAGTCGTCCACCGTCTTCCGTCCGCGCAATTCGTCCCAGTAGGCGGGCAGGTTGTTCAAAAAGCCAAGCTTTCTTGCAACGGATTTCGGCGTATCGTCCACGGCATTCACAGCATCCTTCGGGCTCCCCCACACGGCCTGCGAACACTTGAGCGCAGAAGATTTCCCCACACCCGATGCAGTGCTGACAATGGATAGAATACCCCCCGAGAGGCCCGTGAAACGCAACAACGGCGTACCGAAAGCCGCTGCCACAATCGCAGTGAAAGCAGCTTTGTTTTGTGTCGCGAGGAAAGTAGCCACCTTCTTCCATGCTTCGAGCCCTCCCTTCGGCTCATAGAACTTTGCTAGGGGACCGAAGTCGCGCGCCGCCTTCACGTCGTTGCGCACGCGGCCATCAACGTAGAATGTCGACTGGCCGCATGCGAAGCCTACGAGATGCTCGCCATCAGGTTGTTTGTCGACCAACCAGCCGAGCTGTTCGGTGACATCAGCGACGCGACGCGCTGCCTGTAATTTCCCTAACCATGTTGCCATGAGTTCATTGAAGGCTTTCGCCTCCTTCTCCTTGAGCACGAACCCGTAGTCCGCGAGCGTTTCGTTGAGTTTGCGTGAATTACCCAGCGCCGATCCCGGCAGGTTGATAGACCATGACTTGGAGCCTTCCAGCTCAACATCAAAAGAAAGGTCGTACCGCTGCGTCACGATAGATCGCGTTGCGCGCAAGTTGGTCGGCACGTGCCGCAGCAGCTTGATCCATTCCTTGGAGTTGTTGGCTGCGTCGATCATCAGCCGCTCGATCCCTTTTCTGTCGGGCGCGATCCTCCATCCATTCGGCAGCCCGTCGATAGATGGTGTAGCGTCCTCGTGCCCTAACTGTATCGGGGTCTTCACGAACCCACGGTGGGGGCACTTCGAGCAGATTGACGGCTCGTACATCTCGAACGTGGAGCACAACGATGGGCCAGCCGAGTTTGCTAGGCGATACTGCCATTTTTTCTCCGTCTCACCCGCCGTGTATTCGGGATGTTGGTCGCTAACAGGATGCGCCCACATCGGGCCATCCTCACAATGTTTCAGTAGTTGGAGCGTCGCGGTCCAGAGGGGTTCATCTGCCGCCTTGCCGTGCGTCTCGGCCATCATCCGCGAGACGCCGCAGTGCTTGATGATTGTTTCAAAGCGCGCGGGCACTTCGTTGCGCGGCGGGCTGAGTCCACCGGTCAGCTCGTTGTACTGACTTACATCAACCGTGCTGGAAACGTAGTTGGTACGGGCCTTGCCGATCCATGGCAGCAGCCATGCCTCGACTTCATCGACCGGATACACTTTGCCATTCGTGTATATAACCTGCACGGCCTTCGGGTTCGCAGGGTCTTTCCAATTCGATGTGTCTATCGGCCGCAATACCGAACACGCGTCAGCAGTTCGCGGCGGATCGATGTCGAGCTTGTGTTCCATCGCTGCCGTCTTCAACGCTTCAGCAAGCGGTTGCCAACGGTCTAAAGGAACTGGAGCATCGAAAGGCCAATAAGCGTGAAGACCGTTCCCAGTACCAACCAGCAAGCTCGGCGCAGGAATACCCGTTGCCTGTGAGAAGACCTTGAGAGCGATGGCCGCTGTTTTCGCGTCCGGGTAGATTGGCGGCGCACCTTTTTTCCCCTTGAAGTCGATGTCGAGCCAGAGTGCCTTGAGGCTGTCCACGTTCGTGCGAACGCGGAGCTGCTTCTTGGTTTTGCCCTTCGCATCAGGAGGGCTGACGTGAAACCCCTGCTTGAACGATGCAAGGGCGAAGTACGTGTTGAGCTTCTCGCTGTCCATCCGGCGCAGCGTGGCTTCGAAGTCGGTGTGCAGCCTTGAGGCGGCGTGCTGGAACGTCTTGTATTCGCCACCGTCAGCGTTCGTACGGGTGACGAGCTTGCCAGCCACGAGCATACCGGGCGGCACGAGCAGCTCAAGGAATTCGAGTAGCGTCAAAATCATCCCCCGAAAAAGCGCGCCGCCTGCCGGAAGTACAACCCGATGGCTAGTCGGGCACCCTGAGCAACAACAGGGTCCAGCAGACGGCGCAGCAGCCTGTCAGCTCAACTGTTCAGGATCGAGTCGAGCAAGTTCTCGAAGCCATCCGGGGCGCCCTTGGCGAGCGCGGCGGTATTGGCTTCGGGCTCGGCACCCTCCTCTTCCTCGACCACAGCAGGGGGAGCCGCAGCCGGGGGCGGGGCAGCGGGCTTGGGTTTGGCGGGCTTCTTGGCCGCAGGGGGAGTCGCAGGAGCGGCGGCAGCCGGAGGCGGGCTGGCAGCTCCGTTGCCAAGGACGGCAGCCAGACCGGCTTCCTCCTCGGTTGCAGCACGCATCTTGGGCGGTTTGTTCGCGACCGGTGCGGTAGTGGCAGCAGGAGCAGCGGTGGGGGTACCGCCCGCGACCGTGGCCGGAGCCGGGTCTTCCGCTGGGCCATCGCCAGCCGCACCGGCCGGGAACTCGTTCGCTTCGGCCAGAATGCGGCGCGCGTCTTCGCTGTCGCGGAGCGTCTCGACCGCCGTGGCCTCGGCATCGTTCACGAAGCGCTTCGGCTTCAGAGTGAACTGGGGATGGGCCACCGCGACTTCGAAGCCGATGGTGGTGACGACGCCAAAGAACGGGATGCCCTTCGGGGCCAGCACCTTCTCGGCGTAATCCTTGACGGGGTTGAGCGATGCAGCGGGCACGCGCAGCAGATGCAGCGCGGCGTCGGCGCCTTTCTCGGCCAGCTCATCGGCCGATACCACGGCCATGCGGCGGGCATCCGCGCAAGCCTTGGTCTTCTTCTGGTTCTCGGTGATCTTGCTGCCCCACACGTTGTTAGGGCACGCGGCGCAGGACTTCGAGATCGGATTCTGCACCGACTTATCGGGCGTGACGCCATCGTTTGAGAAGCAGCGGGGCGCCTCGTTGGTGCCCTCAGCGTATGCCTTCTCGTAGAAAATCTTGGACGGCAGCGGGTTCGAGCGCACGATCACGACATCGATGCTCGGCACGGCATTGCCGTTGGCGTCGGTGAAGTACTCGGTCTCGCCCCCCTTGCGGACGGCCCACGTTTTGCCTTTGTACGAGATGATTGGGAAGCCGCTGGTGACGCCTCCCGACAGCTCGGACGCTGCTTCCTTCGCAGCAACCAGCGCCAGTCGCTGAAGATGCGCTGGCAGGGATGGGTTCACTTTGATCAATGCGGTCATGTCTCTAGCTCCTACGAATGCCAACGGTTTGTAATTGCGTGACCTTCAGACCGGGCGGCACAGTCTGGGTCTTCTCCATCATCTCTTTCACGAACGTTTTGTTCGCTTTGATATCCATCGCTTCCCACATATCGTTTTCCTCGCAGTAGGTCTTAAAGACCTCGCGGTTCTCGACGGTGGCGGAAAGCTGAGTGTTCTTGTACACCGTGCCAGCGTCGCTGGCGAGTGAGTTCACGCCCATCTTGTTCAGCTCGTCTAACAATTCGGCTTCGAGTTTATCCATCGCGTCATTGGTGCGTTGGAGTGATTTCTTGAATTCATCTTCGGCGGACTTTTTGAAGTCGCGAAGTTTGATATACGCCGACACTTTTTGAGCGGCGGTCATTGCTGTAGCGGCCATGGATGCTCCTACTGAAACATCTCCAACAGTGCACCTTGTAACGATGCTTTCTGTTGGAGGCGTCGGTAAAGTTTGGTCTCGACTGGGGTTCCAGTCAAGTGAACGATCAACGATTTTCGAGTTTGTCCGGGACGAGTGATTCGAGCACACGCTTGCTGGTAAGTCTCCAAACTCGTAGTGGGAGTAAACCAGACAATGACGTTTGCAGCGGTGAGTGTGAGACCGTGTGCCATGCACTTCGGATGGGCTACCAACACGCGTGGCAACGGCGAATTCTGGAAGGCGTTGAAGATGTGGTTCCGCTGCTTGGCGGGTACGTCACCTGTGACCATCGAGCAGGGAATCTTCAGGTTGTTCAGAATCGCGTAGAGTTCATTGGCTGCGTGGATGAAGTCCACGAACACGATCACCTTGCCTTCGGCTTCGTTCAATACCTCAATCAGTTGGTCAACCCGGTCTTGGTTGCCAAGCGTGACGACTTTTCGATCCTGCGTGTAGACCCACCCCGAAGCGATCTGCAAGAGCTTGCTGAACAACACGCCTTCGTTGGCAGCGGTGACCGTGCCTTCCTGAAAGCCCAGCTTGAGTTTGCGGATCAGCTCTTTGTAGACGCGATCCTGTTCGGGGCTCAGCGCCACCTTGCGATCCTGATAAACCGTGTCAGGAAGCTCCACGCAGTCATCGCGCGTATACCGCACCGATGGCTGCATCGTCTCATGAACGATGTCGTTCGCCTCGGGCCTCGCAATCCATTTGAACTGCGAGACTTGGTGCATCACGGTTCGTTTGAACTGCTTGAAGTACTTTGGGACGTTGTTAGGCAGGAGCAGCTTGACTTGTCCGTAGGCATCGGCGGGCTCGTTAGGAGTTGGAGAACCTGTGAGACCCCAAACGAAAGCCCGCCCAGCAACAAGAGTGGCCAGTGATTTCCAACGATCTGTTCGGGCGTTCCGGAAGGACGCAAGCTCGTCCACAACAACAGCGTCAATATCACCCCTAGCAAGAAGCTCAGGGAGAATAGTTTCAACGCCGTCATGATTAATGATGTAGATGTCGCGCTTTTCATTGAGCACCTTGAGCCTTGCTGCCTTCGAGCCGTGCAGGATGCCAGTGGATAGATGATTGAAGTACTGAAAAATCTCGCGGTCCCACACGTTGACCAGCGTCGACAGCGGCGCGACCACGAGGGTGCGCCGGACGAGTTTCTCGTACATGAGGAAGTTGATCGCGTGCAGCGTCGCACGGGTTTTCCCGGTGCCCATCTGTGAGAGCACGAACGCTCGACCATTCATGGTCAGCATCGCCGCCGTGGTCATCTGCGTGCGAAACGGCGAGTCCTTGTTCCAGTCGTATTGCGTAAGAATGGGTGCTGGGGTCGAGTACCCCATGTTGCGCGCGAGCCGGGTTGTATCAATTGTGTGAGGAATGAGCAGCATCTGGCCATGCTGCGGGACGGTGATAGTCTTCGCAGCAGGCAGGAGGTTCGCAATCGCCTTGTCGTAGGGGATCGCGAAACTTTTATGTCGAGCACTTACGATTGCTTGAGCCATAACTCCAGCTCTAACATCCCGGACCAAGTGTCCGGATCGTTCTCAACCGATTCGCCAATCACGAAAATCTTGCCGCCAGCAGCGACGATCCGGTCGATCCGATATTGCTGACGCGGCGTGGGATGCTGCCCCGGTGCCTTCGTTTCGATCTCGAAGTAGCGCCCCTTGCTGTGCCCAACACAGTCTAACAATGACTCGCCATAGCCGCTGGGAACCGGCCACGTGTGGAATGCTTCGTACTTATCTAACAAAGCCTTCACGTGCCTTTTGACAAGAGATTCAGGAGTTGCCATTCGGGTAGCTCTACAGAAAAGAAAGCGTCTTCGGCGAACTGTTCAACATGTGCGGCAAACACTTCTCGTTGTGCGGGGACCGGGTGGTCTTCGTCGAACAGCCAGTCAATAGCTTTATGGATGACATACCGCTTACTCGTGAATTTTGCGCGAGCCCTGAACGCCATACGTTCGATGCTGTACTCGACATCGACTTTGACCTCGACCTCCATACCCCATTCAGCAAGTAGCTCACAGAAACATTCACGGAATAAGGCTGCGAGTTCATCAGGGCTAACGCGTCGGGAGGTCATAGAGCATTGCGCATCGCGCCGTGAACAGGTCGGTCTTCGACTCCGCTTCGCTGGCCTCGGCTTGATGTCCGTTCTTGAAGATCACAATCACCAGCTTCTCTGCCTTGGCGGGATCGTAGCCGAGTTTCACTTCTTTAATTGCATTGGGAAACAACTTGTCGAGCCGCGCATGGTGCATCTGCGAGACCAGCGAGAGCTGCTTCTTCATGTGCACGGACAAAGTAGATTGGAGCTTTTCGTCTGACATGTCGTACTCGACCTCGCTAGACGTGACGGCCATCCTGCCTCGCCAAATGATTTCCTTGTTGAACTCCACGTTCACTTCCAGTCGCGGCCCACGGATGTCCGCTGTGATGTCCATGTAATCCATCATGCGCATCGCGTCGTCGCCTTCCGAGACGGCGATCTCGCGGAGCTGCGCCCACGCCATCTGTACTACTCGACTGATCGATCTACGTAATGCGGGCATGTCTTCACCGGGCACCAGCCACAGAGGCCGTTTTGTTTGGCGGGGAACTCGGTCGTCTTGCGAGCCTCTTCGATCTTCGCCACACGTGGCAGCAACCCGTTCCAGACCGGAACGAACTGCGCGGGAGTGTAGTTCTTCGGCGTGATGTCCTTGGCTTGCAGCCAAACAAACATCGTCTTGAACAGCGTGACCTCTGGCATCCAGCGGGCTAGCACAGCAGCCGTCAGCGCCATCTGTGTTGGGTCGTCCTTGATCTTGCCGGTCTTCCAGTCGATGACAATGGCCGTCTTGCTCTGGATGATTGCTAGGTCGATCACTACGCGGACGAACACCTTCGGGTCGAAGTAGTCGCAGGGCTCGTAGTGGCGCGTGAGCGCGAGCTTCATCTCGCCGTGCTTGTCACCGGGGATTGCCGCGAACTTACTGGCCATCGGCTCAAGATGTCTCAGCGGCAGGTCGAACGGCTTGCCGTCGATCACGCGCTTCTTCATCGCGTCGTGAATGATCTTGCCATCGGCCGAGAAAGAGCTGTCCGCGTCCTTGATGTCCTTGGCCACGTACAAATGGAAATACTTCTTGGGGCACAACTCGTAGGTTGTTAGAGCCGAGTAGCTCCACGTGAACGGCTTCATCAATGCTTCTTCGCAAGCAATGACGCAGCGGCGGACAGGTCGATGCGCGGGGCGTCCGAGATACCGGAGCCCTCGAACTGCGCCTTCATCTTCTCGTTGGTATCGCCGACGAAGATGATGCAGCCCGCGCCTTGCAGGCCGATGTCGTCGAGTTTGATCTGTAGTGGGTGGCCCGTCTTCAGGTGCTCCAACTCGCTCGGTGTGAGCCCGAAGACTAACAACTTGCCACGTTTGATTTTCAGCATTACTTGCAGTCTCCGAGAGTCGGGCCGTAATTGATCTCAACCTTCACCGGCAAATCAGGAGCCCACGCAGGTGGTACCTGCATGAGCTTCGTGATCACTGCCTTGACCTTTTCAGCGTATTGCTCGTGGACAACGTAGTCAAGCTCGTCATGCTGTTGCAGCGCCGGAGAAATACCAATCGTGTGTTTGATTGTCAGCATGTATTCCATGACCAAGTTACGAGCCAACGCCTGTACAACGTTCTCCGTGACTTTCCCTCCCCAAAGAGTGCGCACTTCGCCAGCGAAGTTGTACACCCAACCCGAATACTTCTCGGTCTGAATCTGGCGGAGGTTGTTGTATACCAGCGCCATCCCGTTGGGCAGGATGATAGTTTCGTGCATCATGCTAACAGGGCCGACGTTGCACTTTCCCAGCCCAGCCATGATGCCGATGTTGTTGTCGAACGTACGCCACAGCAGTGGGATACGACGGTACTTCTCGCGATAAATCTGCACGAACTTCATGCACTCGGGGATTTCCAGCGACACACCGTCTTTGCGCAGCGTGGCGCGAAGTCGCGTATCACCCATTCCAAAACCAAGCCCCAAGATACAGGTCTTGCCGACGAACCTGCGCTTCTTGTCAGCGGGCGTACGATCTTTCACCGTGTCGATGCCGAACGCGGTGGTCGCGAAGTCGGCGTAAATATCCTCGTCGTTCCTGAATCCTGTTAGGAGGTTCTGTTGTCCCGCCAGCCAAGCGGTAATGCGGGCCTCGATCTGCGCAAGATCGGCAGCCAGCACGACGTACCCCTTCGGCGCACGCACTGCGAAGCGCATCTTCGATTTGTCGATGCGTGGAAAATTCTGGACATTGATGCCCTCCATGCCGCCGTATCGGCCGGTGTGGGCTGCGTAGTAGCGCAGCGGTACTCGAAACTTTTTGAAGCGGCGGGCGTTCTCGATGAGTCTGTTAGTACGAGACTCCTCCAACGTGCTCTTAGCGCCGATGCGAGCCTTGAGAAGTACGCTAACAATCGGGTCATCCTCCCACTCTTCCTCAAGCTCCTTCCATGCGGTGTCCGTCTTGGCGAACGCATATGCAATCGCTCCGGTGGTCGGGGAAATCTTGGTGGGTGGATCAACGCCATAGCGCACCAGCACGTCGGCGAACTTCGGGTTCGACATCAAGTCGGGAAGCTGCACGTCCGATGGCAGTGATGCGAGAGTCTGAGCTTGCTTGGCCAGCACGTTTTGCAAATGCTCGGCTAACAACGTCGGGTCCAGCTCCAGCACTGGTTGCAGGTACATCCGCAAAGTGATGTCGATGATCTCCAGCTCGGTGCGTGGGAACTGGGGCGCGAGGAACTTGAACAGTCGGAACTCGCCTTCGCAATCGTCCATGCAGTACTTGCCGTACTCGTTCATCTCGTATGCGCTCAGCGAGTCGCGCGTGCGCCCTTTCATGGTATGAACAGCGGTGCCTTTCTTGATCCCAAGGTCGAGATGTTTGAGGCACGAGTCCAGAGAGATGGAACGGTTGAACGGCTTGAGCTGGGCCTGTGCCAGACACAACGTGTCGGTGTACATCTTCGGGTAGATGCCGAAATGGATCGCGAGGATCAGCGCATCGAACATCGTGTTGTGGCAGCACAGCATGCACTCTTCGAGTTTGAGTGACCGGAGGAATTCTCCGATCTGTGCCTTCGTGCCGGTGAACCACTTCGGTGGCTCATCGTTGATCTTGACGCCTACCAACATGACTTCGAAACGAGGATCGCGGACGTACTCCTCGGTCGACATCTTTGTTAGGGTGTAGTCGTCCGCGTAATACGTCTCGAAGTCGACGACGACGAAACGCATTACCTGCCACTCATTGCGTCGCGAATCTTCTGCATGATGCTCTGACGAACTTCGTCAGTTGCATCACCAGCCAGAGGCGGATGCTTCTTGATCGCCTGCCGGTACATGTTCTGCAACGCCTCGTACTCATCACGTGTTGCAGCGCCGAGAGGATTGAGCCCAATGCCACGGCTCTGCTGCCCCATCGCGCCCAAAGCGTTACCGAGACCACGATTGAGAGGTCCACCTAACAACCTCGATGGTTGTTGCGGAGCGAACGTCTTCTTGACGTATTCCTCGTCGTTCTTCTCGCCAGCGAAAGCAGCCTGAGGACGGGGGTCGTAGCTCAGCGGCCAGTATTCCTCGAACGCGCAGTTCCAGCAGAAGCAACGCGCCAGCGCCTTGAAGGTTGTCATCGGATCGTCTTGCACGAGGATGTGGAAACGCGTAACGGTGATCTCGCCGTGCGATTTCTCTTTCACGCACGACGGGCAGCCGATGAACTTCAGCGCATGCTGTGCCTCTAACAACACGAATTTGTTGATGCACGAGAACCGACCACGGTAATGCTGGTTCATGTCGGCTTCGGTCATGTACTGCGGAGAGATCGGCTTGCCAATCGACTCCCACAGTTTCTGTCGGTCGAGCGAGCCGGTGATAGTTTTGCTGATGTCCGAACGCTCGGGCAGGTGATCGTGCACTTCGCTCATACGCTCACTCCACAACGGCGCAGCATCGCAGCAGCATTCTTCGCGGCGCGCCAGTCAGACTTGTTAGACCCACAAAAAATAATTCTGCCGGACGGCGCAACGAGCTTTAGGTGCCCATTGGCCGTCTTGGTTATGCTCCACCCGGCGCGGCGAACAGCATCCTCTATGGGATGCCACTCCTTGCCGCGCGCGACGTACGTACTCATGTCTGAGTATTCTCCGGCCGGTCGATGCGCGACTCAAGCGCGCATTCACCCGCAAGCCCGGTGTACCCGGCAAGATCAACATACGAATCTCGCTTCGGTTTGCCAGTCGTGCTGCGAGCTAGTTTTAGGCAGATGAGAAACCGCCACCCGTCAAGCTCGCTGAGCTTGTTGCCGGTGAGTACTTCGAATAGTTTGACGGTCTGTTCCATCGAGCGCTCACCGCCTTGATATCCCTTGCCGTCGTAATCGACACCACGTTGCTTCAGGATGTCAGCAGCTTCGGAGAGAATGCCGTCCGGCGCTGTCGCCTTGTTAGTCGCCATTCTTGTCCACGATGTCGAGAATCTGTGCCTCCTGTTTTGCCAGTCGCTCCTGCGATTCCGTATGTAAGAGCGTGTTGTTCGTACCGCACGCGACGCCAGAGGCGATCACGTCGATGACGTAGTTGCGGATGAATGCCAAGTCCGCAAGCTTCTCGGCGCGCGACTGCTTAGCCACGGCGCTTCACCGTCACAACACCGGACAGATATCCACGGCCGTTGGCAGCTTCTGCGGCCAGCCACGCGGCGTTCCAGCGCAACGTGCCCCAATGCTCACGCGGCATGAGCGGCGCGCCGGGATGCACCAGCATCGGCTGCATCGAATGCCGGAACGACTTGAACACGTCATTGAAGACGCGGCAGGCGTGGTTGTTCCACTTGGCCCATTGCTTCTTCTGGACCTTGTTGCGGTTGCCGACCTTGCGGCCGAGATTCGGATTCGTCATTTCGTCTCCAAGTTGTTAGTCGCTCAATCGAGGGCTGCTCAGGCAAGTCAAAATTGCAAGAGACTGACGCTTGGCTCCCTGCATTTGGTTTGTTAGACCTCAGTTCACAGGCCGTCTTCACTTCCGGGGTGTCAACTAAGTATCGCCTTAGTACGCGTCTCTTCCCTTTCAGGCAAGCGGGAGAAACCGCTTTTTGTAATCTAGCCCACGTTTGATGATAGTTCAAGCCGCTCGTGAGAACAAAAAAATCCCCGCATTGCTGCGGGGATAAATCACACAGTGTGTGAATCAGCCTTGCACCCGTCCCACGTGGATCAGGTTGTCGATCTCGGGGAGCATCAGACATTCTGCAATCATGTGGGTAAGCGGGGCATACGTCTCGGGCTTGAACTCGTCTTCCAGCCCATCAGCCACCACATCCACATTCGAGTCAGTGGGATCGGGATCGACCCACTTGATCGCGCCATCGGGATACGGTGATTTGGCCTTCGCCTTATGAACCTTCTCAGCTCCCCATTCGCCAAGGAAGCCTTGAAGCTCAGGCCACAACCGCACTACCTGTCCGTATGTCGAGCACACACTGCCGATGCGCTTCACCTTGGAGACAACGTTCATCGTCTCCTTGTTGTACTGCATCCACGTGGGTATCCACGCTTGGATCAGCTCACGCATCCCATCGGGTAAGCCAGCGAAGGGCATGTTCAAGTCGCGCGGCAGCGGATGATCTTCATCCATTGTCACAGTGACTCGCCTAATACCCTTGCCATCCGGCCCCGGACATCCAATGATCGTGAACTCTCTGTGCATCTTCAGGACGTGTATTCCACGGAATAGATTCATCGCCTCTAACTGGGCAGGAGTCCACAACGTCATATACACATCCATCGCTGGCACCGGGAAGGGCACCATCAACATATGCCGATTGTTCATCATGGACTCAACCTTGCTACCCATCTGATCCCTGATCCATACCTCGATGTCCTTCTCGGGGTTCTTCGAACCGCGCCTGCTCATAACCCCTCCACGTAGAAGTTCACCCACCCTGTTAGGGGCAGGTTACGTTCGGGCAGCATCACGCAGGTAGCTAACATCTCGGTCACGAAGCGCCTCTCTTCGGCAGAGATTTCACGCATCAATCCCTCACGTAGCTTCCGTCCATGTGCAGCAGGCAACGGCGGGAATATCCGTCGATACTTCAGGAAGTTCAGCAGCTCGGGCCACGCTGCCGTGACCTCCGCTCCTGACTTGGCCTGCACTTCCAGCTTGGCAATCGCGGCGAACACACGCTGTATTCCATCCTCGATCTTCAAGCACTGGTCCACCCACTTTGTTAGTTTGTCATAGCAAGGGTGATCCAGCGGTAGCTCGAACGGCGTGCCCATCCTGTAAACAGGAATGGGTAAGTTCTCCGGCGTATACATCCAGAAGACATCATCAGTCTTCGTGCCGACGTGCACGACATTGAGCTTGCCGTTGTGTTTCGTCTGACTCCCGTCAGTCGAAGATGTTAGACACTGCATGAGATTCTGGGCGCGATCACTCAGCTTCGCACCCGGTATGAACATGCCTTCCTCCGCCATCCGCTTGACGACGACTGGCATGCAGCCGAAATACGCTTCCTCCGAAGTAGTTGGGAACGTGACTGTCCGTCTCAATCGCCTGAGGTACGGGTCCAGTTGATCCCTGATTGGCAAATCGCCCACGGCCGATGGACGACCGCCCATGTGCAATGGTGGTCTCGTGTTGGCCATGGGCTACTCGTCGTCGCTGCCGCGCTTGATCTTGACCGGGATTTCCTCACCCCATGGCGCCTTGACATCCGTGGTCTTGCACCAGATCACCGGGTAGGTAGGCTCATCGGGGAAGTCTCCATACATATCGGTAAAGTAGATCAGCGCGCTCGGGCGCCAGCCTTCCTTCTCGACGTGCTCGAACGGCGGCTTGAAACTCGTGCCTCCTCCGCCACCCAGCTTGGGAGGATTGGACTTCAGGCACTCGCCTGCTTCCAAGATGTGCACGGAGTTCACCGCCGCGTCGCAGCCAATCAACGCCACACTCGTTGGCCGACACGTCATCAGGATGTCGTCGAGTTCACCGAAGAACGTATCCAGCTCGGCTTGCCCGATACTTCCAGAAGTATCGACCACGACTACCACATCACCAGCAGCGAAGCCCGTGTACGAGGGTAGGTAGGTCCCCTGCATAATGAGTCGGCGACGGTGCGGCTTGGCCCACGTGGTGGCATCACGTGAGATGGCTCGGGACACATGATAGCGAAGCCTCTCCTGCCACGTGACTTGTGGCTTGACGAAGTTCTGCGCGAACCGTTCCAGTGCCTGCGGTAGTTTGCCCATCGCCTTGGCAGCTTCCATGGCCGTCTGCACTGCACGCTTGACCTCGGCCTCGTTCAAGTCACACGGTGTGTGAATGTGTACGTCGAGTGTCCCGCCGTCGTTGCCGTCATCGGCCACCTGACCAACGCTGCAATATATCTTCTTGGGCGGCGGCATCTGGTTCTTCAGATCACGGTACACGTCTTCGACTAGCATGTCGTTGGTGTACTTCTTGTCTAACAACCCCACGGATGGCATCTTACCGATGCCCGACTTGACCAACATGTCATTGATCACGTAGTCGCCCGCCCAGTTCCAGCGACGAGGGTCGAACTCTTCGCCCTCGAATCCAACATCGTGATACCGCTTCGCTCGGGCCATGTGCATCCACATCGCATGCCCGATCTCGTGGCAGATCACGAACACTGCCTCGGGTAGTTTGAGAGAGTTGAGAAACGTCTCGCTGATGTAGATGTTCTTACCATCCGTGGCCATCGTGCTTGGACGGTCCCCGAATATCTCGGGGAACTCGCCGATCTCCACGTTCATCATGTCGAACAGCAGCGACGAAAAGAACGGCACGTGCACGAGCATGGCCGTCTTGATCTCGGTGTACTTCGGATGCTCAGACGCTTGCATTGTCCATCTCCTGAATAATCGAAGCCGCGTGCGCTGCAACCTGCGTACGAATGGTCGCCTTCTCGCGAAGGTCCTTGCACTCATGAGTGCACAGGTGCTTCTCGATCTTGGCGCGGATGGTTTCCACAGTGGAATCACCCGTGACGTTGAGATGCGCTAACAAGTGCGCCACATCACGAACGTTCTGCACGAGCGTGTTGTGGAACATCTTCGCAGGATCAGCGAGCCGCTCGGCCATCCTGCCTACGGCGTCATGCACGCGCAGCCACACATCTTGCATGGCATGCTCGGCTTGCAGCCGCGTGTTCTCGTTCACCTTGGCAGCCAGCATGTCGAGCTGCACCTTCGGCAAGCCACCGAAATCTTCGCCCTTCGGAATGGGCTGGAAGTCGAATGACAAGTCGAAGTGTGAACGGATTGACGACACGTTCGGGTACTCGCGTACGTCGAACCGCTTGCCCAGCTTCTTCTTGGCCGTGGCGATCAGGTTCGGATACTCAGGCTCGAACGCATTCAACGCGTTCACCATGTTGGCCTTGTGCTTGGCCATCTCCATGGTGTACTCCACGAACAAGGTGTTAGGCAGCAGCCTGCCACCCGTGCGTCGACCGTTGTCGTCCATGCTGGTCGTCGACCATGGCAAGGTCAGCCGATAGTGCGTGACCCGCGCTTCATCAATCGCCTTGTGAATGGCCTTGAGCAAGCCATCCGCACCGACTAACAAACGTTTGCGAGTCTCGAACGAATTCTCGTCCGCCTCACCCATGGTGGCAGCATCCTTGCTAGCCTGCCGGTCCTTCACCTTCGCGTGCCATCGTGCCGTGTTCAACGTCACAAGGGTTGCGAAGTTGCGGATGTCCATTGTCTCGGCGAAATCATCCGCCGTGAACGTTGGCATCTTGACCGACTGCGTGCCCGTGCGAGCCGTGGTGTCGGTGAACACACCAGCGCCAGCCGCAATGGCGTTGTCGATCTGCTCAGACGATCCGTCGTCCAAGCCAGCATCGGCCATCGCCATCTCGCCGCCTACTTCAGTGTTGGCAGCGACCACAATCGGATCGGCTGGTAACACACTGTGTGAATCCTCACCCATCAAGCCAGCGAGGAAGTCTTCGTCGCTGACTGCCGCCGCAGCAGCCTTGGGTAAGGCCGCAGGACCTGCGTTGGCAATCACGTTGACAACCGTCTTCGTCTTGGTGGGCAGGGGTTTCTTCTCGTCCAAGATATCGGCGAGCAAGCTCTCGATATCGCTCATGTCATCGTTTGGGGATGGCATTGATTCTCTCCTTCAGTGCAGTAGCATCGGCGTTCGGCATGATAGTTAGAGCGATCAGCCCTAACAAACCAGCCCCGATGAGGAACATTGCCGCGAGTGCTCTACGCAGGCCCATCATTTGCCTAACAGGTTTGCGGCCATCACCAGCTCCTTGTTGTCGCGCAGCCATGCCGCGAAGTCCGGAGTACGCACGAGTCCCGGCGAACGGTTGAACGCGCCCCGTAATCCCGCCACTTGGAACTCGCGTCCCATGCGCTTCAGATACGTGAAGCAAGCCTTGGCCGTCTTGTCGTCCACGCGATGGGCAACCATCTGCATGGCGGCGTACGACGCATCAGAACGCTTCGGTAGCTCGGCGCTGCTCGGGTTGGCCACGATCTCTTCGAAGCTCGGCAATTGTTCAGCCACCCTCAGGAATGCGACGAACTCTGCCGCTGCTCCTTCTCCGATCAGGCCAGCCGCAACCTCGGTGAACATCGCCATTTCCAGCTCACCAATGAACTGGGACAACATCACCAACGAACGCGGCGTGCAGAACGGACCGGGCTTTTCCGGAATCGTGTCAGCAAACACGGCACCGGGCTTGACCTTGGCGAACGCGATGGCCAGCGGATGCACACCCGTTTTCTCGGCCCAGTCCACCCACGCATCCAAGTTCGGCTCGATCTTGAGCCTGATCCGGCGATTCGTGATGAACGCCAGCTCACGCTGCACACCTGATCGGTCAGTCTCCCTGTTAGATGCAGCGACCACGATCCATCCCGGAGGAAGCTGGTAGCTTCCCACACGACGATGCAACAGCAGCTCCGCTGCGGGCTTCTGAACATCATGCGATGCCTGACCCAGCTCATCCAAGAACAGGATGCCTCGGGCTGGCTCGTTCGGTTGCACGGCCCACGGCGGCGTCGTGAACACCATGGCGGGCTTGCCAGTTGAATCCTTGGTGGGCACGCCGAAGCCCCGGACATCGGGCGGCTCGACCGTGGTGAGATGGAATGCCTTGCACATCACCGGCTCACCTATCTTGTGGCCGTAGTCGGCGCAGGCTTGCTCGACGATGCTCGACTTGCCCAGACCGGGACCGCTTTCGAACAGCATGGCGTTGTAAATGCCTTTGTCAGCCAGTTCGAGGGTCTTGATGATTAGGGCCTTTGCTTCATTGATTTTCATGGATGTCTCTTGTGTGAATGATAGTTAGATCGACGTAACGTCTCGCGACGTGCTTACTGCATGAACGTGAGTAGTTGGGTCACGTGCTCGTGGATTTCCTTCAGCTCGTTCTTCACGCTCATGTATTTGCCCGATGGCGAATCAGCTCGAATCATGCTGCTGAGACGATTGTAGGGGCGAGCAGACAGATTGCACGTCTGCCTATCGCCCTCGGCCTTGTGCATCAGGTTCAGTCGCTCGGTGAGATTGGAGCAGGTGTCACGTAGCTCCTTAATCACCGCGTCCAACTTCTGCGCACGTACGCCAAGCATGTCTTCCACTGCCGTGATGCCTTGACCAAGGCTGTGCAGTCGCGCAGCCATGAAGCTGGTGTGCTTGGTGTACGCGTCCTCGTGGTTTGCCAGCCGTAGCTCAAGTCCTGCCACGGATGTCTTGTTGCTGCGGCGCTTTGATTTCTTCATAGGATGTCCTTAGTTTGTATTAATCATGTGCTCAAATCAACTTTTCTGCTGCTGTTCCCTCCGTCATGATTGCCAACAGGGATTCGTCGTTGAGGTTGCTGGCGTATTCCTCTGGCCGACCGATTTGTGCAATGCGTCCGCCGAACTGCGCCCATGGATACCCGTTCTTACCAATCACACAGTGTGTGATTCCGTCCTTGATCCATTCTTTCTTGCGCGAGAAGTAGGTCTCTTCCAACTGGCTGATCTCGATCACACGGAAAGGCGCTTCTTCACGCAGCCATTGGCGACGCAACGCTCCCTCAGCCTTACGCTTGGCGCCAATCGGTTTGGTCATTTGTTATACCTCTCGGTCTTCCACGCACTCTCTTCTGCCGCCGTGCCAGCAGTCATGATCACTTCGGCCGCGCGTAGGTTCATGTCCTCGGCCATAGCATGGATATCAATAGCCGAACCGCATCGCCTAACAACATCGCCGTTGCGGTCATAGATAGCTTGCGTCAGGACTGGATCAGGTGGATGGAACAACGGCCCGCCTCTGAATGGCGCACGATCTGCCAGTGGCTTAAGCATAGCTAGATGCCTCCGTGCCTCGCGCCATCAGCCAGCGCGCGTAGTGGTAACTCAATCCATCCCTTTGTGCCTGTGCCATGACGAGCCTACTCCATCGCTCGACCGGAACGCCCCACTCCTTACTGACCTCCCACATTCGCTCGATGCGGTATGCCCCTCTGTCCTTGTGCTTGACTTGAGTGCGAATTCCGTTCACAGCTTGTTTGTTAGGCTTGCACCACACAGCATAAGAAAAGCTGCCACCGTTGCCGTACTGTATCCTCGCAACACGCTTTATAAACGGCTTCGATGTGATCTCGTGGTAGCACTCTTCTGTCTGCTTCTGGTACTCAGCCGCCCGCTTCCTCCAACGTGTGCTAGCTAACATCATAGGTCACGCGCGTTGGTCCCTTCAGTCATGATGTGTCTGGCAGCGCGAGTGTTTAGCGACTCGACGGTGTGCTCAGCGGCAGCCAGCGTAAACCAGCCACCGACCTTATACGCATCGCCGAACCTATCTATAACCCGCCACTCATGCCCCGTTGCGCTTGGATGCTCTATGTCTTTTATTGCGCTCCACGGTGCTCCTTGCACTGCCTGCTCGAAGCTCAGCCCTTGCATCTTCCCGCTCCTTGTTGTCCCATGAGTATTTGCTAGCCGCCAGTAACACACTGTGTGACTCAGCGACCAGCGCCGGTTGGTGATAGTTAGCCTTGGCCTTCGCATACCATCGTGCGTACTTGATATACCAATGCGTCGCGCGAGACTTGGCCTCACCGAATTGCTGAACCAAGTCCATGTACGCTTTGCCCTCCTTCGTGTTGTGAACCCACACGCCTATACCGCGAAGTGTCTGGCCCTTCCAGCCCAGCTCGTGATGCACGTAATCGAAGTAACGCTGCAATGGTGCTCCGTGCTTGAGTGCCACCGCAGTGAAGAACGTTTCCAAGGGAACGCACAAACCCTTACGCCCGCCCATGTTTGCCCTCCTTCCTGAATGCTGCCTCGGATACCTCTGCCGCCGTGCCGTTGATCATCGCGTCGCAAGCCTTGTCTAACAACTCGATGTTGGCGCAGGTCTTCGCCAGCTCTGCTGCGTTGAACGGCTCGTCGCTGCGAAAGACCACCCACTGCTCGATGTAGTCGCCGCTCTCAACACACTCCCAATACCTGTTAGCAATGATCTGCCGATCTCTCGAATCATTCTTAAGATCAGCCTCAATCGACACAGTCACGATGTGGTGCTTGAAGTAGAACGTGACGCGATAGTCCAGCTTGAACGCGGCTGGCTCACGTGGCTTCTTGTTTGACATACGGTATTCCAAACAGGTTGATGCTCGTGATCCGTTCCCGATTGAGCTTGAGCCACGGTACGATCTCAGGCTCGCGTATCAAGATCGGCTCCTCGTGCAAGATGTTGCGCGTGCGTATGATTTCCTCGTCGGTTGCCGCACGGCTTAACTCCCGCATAACGACTAGAAACTCTTCACGCCTTGTTGCCATGGTCCTCGATCTCCTTGTTGATGGCATCCTCGTCGACCTCATGCAACGTGTCAGGATCGATGCCCATCACGGCATCGACGAGACGCGCGCCAGTCAACGTCGCATCGTCCTTGCACCGAAGGACATAGATGCGGCAGTCAACCTTATCGACCATGCGTAGATAGGCACAGCCCGTCATGGCATCGTCGTCGGTCTGGGATTCATTGGGCATGACGAGGATCGTTTGGAGTTTGTCGTTCTCCATCCTCTTCAAATAGCGAATGCCTTGAACACTGGTGCGTAGCTTCTTTGCCAGCTCGTACCACTTGTTCCACTTCACCCTTTCAATGGGCAATGCCCAGATGAAGTCCTCTTGGTTCGGCCTGTGCCGGTCGGGGATTAGTAAAGTCACGGTGTCAGGGTCCTCGTTGTCAATGCCGTTACCGTACGGCGTAGATAGGCGGGCTTGGCCCGGATGATAATTTGTGTGTACAAGCTCAATCCAATCAATGTTCCAGAATTGTGGCTCCGGGATTGGTACATGCGATGGATACAAGTGCATGTAGTCGCTACTAACAAGCAGGCACTTCAATCTGCTCCGAAGGCATGAGCAATGACGATGGTCTCGTGACCTAACATCAGTGCACACGCAACGGCCTCCTTCATTCGCTCTGTCCCATGGCGCTTGACCCACGCGATGATGCAGACATCCTTGGCAGCGATCAGTCCTTCAGGCTGCATCCCAACTTTATAGACTGAGTGCCTAACACCCGTCGTGCCTAACTCCTCGCCCATGTGGCTCGGGCTCATCGTAGAGTTGTTGCAGTGGTATCGGTGTACACCGAAGCGCTCGTCCATGCCCTTCCAGCGATACTCCCCAAGCCCCATCAACGGATGACGCGGCAGGTTCTGCATCTGGATGTTGTCCAGCCGCTGTCGCATCTGGGTTGCCGTGATGCGCGACTTACCGCCACCACGCATGCCGTACATGGTACCTAACACCCACTCCTTCTCAGCTTGCCTGTTCGGGTCATTAGCCATGGCGTTCACACAGTGTGTGATTGTGGGAGCACTGTTGGGCCGCGATGATAGTTGCGCACATCGCTCCCACCATGAATGCTACAACGAAGATGACACAAAGCTCGATGACGATTGCTCGCACGGACGTTCTCCCTTGCATGATAAAAGTACGTAAGTTGTTCGGTGCGGATGCACCATGATGAACTGCGCCAAGGCGAGCTGAACATCTTCGAGAGCCTCGCCAAAGTACAGTAGATAGATCGTCTTGCTAGGCCATTTCTCCTTGGTGTCGGCGTCATGCCTTTCGTTCGGTAGGTGGTAGTACATCCCCTCCGTGGTGCGGTGCCTGAAGCCACGGCGCGTTGCTGCCCTAAGAGCTGAGTTGGATGTGCTCTTGGTCTCGAAGTTCGAGCCTTGAGCTTTCCACCACGTGTTGCAAGCTCGCAGCCTCTTATGCCGCTGCCCGCTCATGGCCGCGTGCGCTTGGTCTTGATCCGGCGCAGCGGATATTCTCGTGGCGTGTGTCCGACTGGTGCCTCCATGTTCAACTTGGTCCGGTCGTACAGCCCTAGCCTCTCTGTAATACGCATCATCTGGTGCGGCGCGTCCTGCTTCTCCAAGAAGATCAAGGCCCCCGCGCAGTGCGGCGTCTTGCCATTCGGTTTCTCAGTGAACTCGCCGGTCTCTTCGTCGAGATCGCACGCCTTGTGGCACGCGAACTCACCCGACGCATGTTCGATCAGCGACTGAAAGGGAAAGCCCGACCCTAATAGATAGGGGCATTGATCGCACGGGGTCATGAGATTGTATTTCATCTTTCATCCCCCCGTGCCTTACGTTCGAGCGTCTGAAGCCGCGTGTCCATGGCTCCCAACGCCTGCCGCAAACGCCATGGATTGAGAACATCCACGTCGAAGATCGGCTGCGTGTGTTCCAGATGCTCCATGGCCTTCTCGACCGCATTCTCCACGACGGCCTCGTACTTGGAGTTGGTCTGCACCATGGGCAGCTCGCGCGTGGGTGAGCCCGCTTGTGGCACGGCCAAGAACGGAACCGGTGGCAACGTGTGCACAGGCGGCTCCGATGATAGTGCGTCGTGCAACGAGCACGAACTTGTTAGCTCAAACGAAGCATCATGCCCCTCACGTTTGCGATGCTCGAAGTAGCAACCGCAGTCGAGTGTGTAAGATTTGATCATGACGCATGCTCCTGTTGGCCCAGCTTCTGCCAAGCCTCGTTGCCTTTGTTAGCCTTGCGCGGCGGGCGAAGACGCTGATCGTCTCGCCGAATCCCCACTCGATCACACAACTTATAGAAGTGTGAGCGGTTCACGCCTACAGACTGCGCGGCTTTGATCATGCTGCCTTCGCTGGCAATGATCGCAGCCGTGATGAACTCTTTCTGCCATTCGAGCAGTGCTTGCTTGTATGTTTTCATGGATGTCTCTTTCCCAGTTGGGTTGTTAGGAACGATTGTGTTTGCCCGTGCCATTGTGGCCGTGGCCCTTGTGATGACGCCAGTGTTGGTAGAACGCATAAGCAACCGGGCCTGCGTGCCTCAGTGCCCGCGAGACCACGAACCATTCAGAGTGGGTGATGAAGATGTCGTAAGGCGCGCCGCGCTGAGATAGGCCCTTCGCGTTGTCAGCGAGCACGCGCAGATCGGCCAGCTCACGGTCGTACGCCTTGATGTCGTGCTCGTTGCACGCACGGAGCCGCCGTCCCTTGGCCTCTGCGTGCCAAGCACTCAGTGCCACGCAGTACGCACCGAAGTCGCCGTGCGCGAGTCGGTAGGCCGGATACACGGTGGTGTTCTCGGGCTCGAACCTGCGACGCAGTGCTGGCAGGCGTTCGTCGGCGCCCTTGGTCCTATACAGCTCGTTGCTTGCCACAATCATGCTGCCAAGGTTGTCGGTGGACTGGTTCTTGTAACCCCACGCGGCCAGTTCCTTGCTGCGTTTGGCAATCATGTCGTGCATCTTGTTGGCCACGTCACGTGGGATGCGGGCTTTCCCATTCACATACAGGCTCACCATGGGTGGTGAACGTCCGAGTGCCTTAGCCACGGTGTGGTAGCTGCGTTTGAGCGCGCCGCACATGGCGACGAACTCGCTGGAAGTCATGTCGCTCATCTCTTTTCGGCCCATAACGTTAAACCTCACTGTTATTACATTTAGTTTCGCGTCTGGTTATATAACATCTTTAACTTGAATATGGAAGTGTGTAATGCGGCGCTCCGCAATTCCAGTCAAAATGACCATCTGGAATGAGACGCCCAGACAGATCATCATGTTGTGAGATCATCTCATCATATCCAGTTTAGTTTGGGTATTAAGACGCACAGCACTAGGTGCCAAGGTGCCTTGGGTCGGCACGTTGGCTGGCTCTCACAAAAACGCTAACACACCTCATCTCTACCTAACTTAGATATGATGAGATGAGAGAGTAAGTATATAAGCCTGTTGAGCGTCTCATTTCTCTTCATATCTGTGTTTGGTGGCAGCCAGCCGCGCGGCGTACGTGCTGATGATAGTGACTTTGTTTCATAACAGACGCGCTCACAACACCTAGGCACAATGGCTCTCCGTGCTGGCGGCATCACACACTGTGTGAATCGTGTTGCCAGCGTGATTAATAGATCGTGTGGGCAAAAGAAAAGGGCCGGAACAACTCCGGCCCCTTGTGTGCTCGATCACGAGACGACTACGCGTCGAGCTTCACGCCGAGTTTCAGGCCCAACATCGCCGCCGCGTTGATAATCGCTTCGCGCTTGCGCGGCGACGCTTTGAACCACGCCTTGAGAGCACCGGCACAACGGCCTTCCGGCGTTCCCGTGGGTTTGCCATTCGCTTCGAAAGCCGCTTTCACACACTGTGTGACCGACTTGCCTTTTGCTAGGCCGCGCGCGAGCTTCATGGAATTGTGCCACGTACAGCCTTTGGCCTTCGCGCGGTAAGCTTCGATTGCGTCGGGTAGTTTGTCCGCCGCTTTCAGAACAATCCGCACTTCGCTTTCGCGAGCCTTCGCGCTGTCGCCCTTCCAGCCCTTCGCTCTGGAAATATCCGTCACGACGGCTTTGCAATCCGCGTCACTCATCGCGTTGCCCTTCGTCGCCCGAGACACTACGTCACACACTGTGTGAATCAGTCCCCCGGTATTTTCCGCCGTGTTGAGAGCGGCGACGAATGCAGACACGATGGCACTACGTGCCGAAGTAGATAGACCAGTTGATACAGCTTTCATGTTTCACCTTTGATTGTGAGAGAGGTTTCTCATATAACGCGAGTGGGGAAACGCAGGCACGCGGTCACGACGCGCCGCCGACCCCCGGTGGGGATCAGGCCAAGGGGGCCGTGCCTCCGGGTCCTCTTTAGCCCAAACGTCGGCACGTTGACAAAAAATCAATAAGGCACATAATGCGCCCATGAATCATTTTCGAGACCGCTCCCTCGACGCAATGGCCGAGAGAATTATCCTCACCGCCACTGCGATGGGAATCAGTGACGAGCGCGCGGCACAGGAAATCTTCAGCGGGCTACCATCTGATCACTACCTGCTGCGCGACTACTGGGCACGGCGTGCCTTGATGGATCGCGTGAAAGACGAGCGCTCCGGAATCGAAGCAGAAAAGTACCGGCAGCTTTTATGACCCCCACCCTCAAAGATGTCGAGAACGGGTTCGTACACCGCGAAGACATCGCCGCCGTGAACGCGATCCCACAAGAAGCTATCGACTTGGCGGCACTGAAAGCCATCTTCTTCAACGCAGATTCCCACGGGTTCTATCCCCACGGAGACTTCTCGGAAGAACTCGCCGACGAATATGGTATTTATGGCAGTGACCGATCAAATGGTTCTACCTTGCGGGTCCTCGTTGCCCTTCGAGTCAGGAACGCAATCAGAAAATTTCTGGACAGACCAGATTAATCACACACATACTCCGCCCATGAAAATCAAATCCCAAGAAAAAATCATGCACGCCGTGGCTAACTACTTACAAGCCGCATTACTCACCCCGCCCCACTCCATCGGCGATGGGATCGATGCCCTCGTGCCGCCGCCTAACAAGGCGCTTGAAATGCTGCACCGGGTGCACACCGAGGTTCGCGAAGATGAGTTCGGTCAGTAACGCAGCGTTCGTCTCTCCTGTCGTGGCGATTACGCCCGAGATGGAGGCTTTCTTCGTGGCGCTCTTGTTAGACCATGGCACCGCGCCGAGTCCTGAGCAGTATGGGTTCGAGCGGCATAAGATCAGTACTGAGATCGCCAAACTTATTGATGGGCATCCGGCCTGCCCGCCGATCACCCTCAAGATCAAACAATCCATCAAAGAGCTGGGCGGGAAAGTCACGGGGCGCCAGTCCGTCAGCCGGGACAGCGACGACTGGGTGTACTTCACTTTGAAATTGGCGGATGCCTACCTCGACTGGCTCTATGCTGCTGGAAGGCTCCGTGAAGCACGCGGTTTTTGAGCACTGGACCGACGAGCATGACTACACCCACAATGCGACGGATCAAGCCGCGCAGTTCTATTGCATGACCGGCCAATGGGCCGATGAAATGGATGGAGGCGCGCCGCGTGAGGAACTCGAAGACTTCTATCTACTTGTGGCGCTCAAGCTGGGCAGCCCCGACGAAAGCCGGTGGATCGAGCGCAACGCGGTGGCGTTCTACGCCATGTGGGATGAGTGGAACGGTACGCGTAACACAGGGGCCGTGGTGCTCGTGCAGTATCTGCTCTGGTACCAGCGTGACAAGCCGCAGGATTGACAGGCATGTATAAGAGGCACATAGTCAGCCCATGTTGAAATTAAAGCCCGTCACGGATGCCATGCGATCTTTCTGGCGTCGCCATATGAGAGCGTTCGCGCCGAACTGGCAGATCATTGCTGAAACCTACGTCAAGACCGGCGACCGCATCCACGCCGTCACCGAGAAAGAAGTCAGCGCTGCCGCAGCCATTCTTGAGAGCGCGTACACGATGTCGGAAGACATTCCGTATGACCAACTCATCGCGTTGTCCATGACCCGCGCCGAGCTGCACGCCTTTGTTAGTTACATGCGCCAGCTCGACACAGCTTATCGCACGCAGGCGGAGTTCCTCGCGAAGAACATCAAGACTGGGCCATTAGGTGGGAAGCATTATGAATTCAAAACAACTGAAGAAGCTGCGCAAGTTAGCCCGGAGTGTTACGAGCAGCTTACCGGACAAAGCGCACGGCAAGCAGCATCACGGCAACGTGATCAACAATCTCCAGTCCACGCGCGGGACGTACCGGTGGCTCAAGAATAACGCGGGGTTGTTAGGTGACGGACGGGGAACTCTTCACACTCATCGCGCTGGAGTGCGGGCGCCAACCGATGGTCGCATCGAGGGGCGGGGGGAAGGGACCCCCGATGCCGGGAACAACACTGGAGTGGCTTCAGCGGTTCACCGAGGTCTGCACGGTCGCCGGTAGGAACTTCACATTCGATTGGCAAGTCGGCGAACTTCGCGAAAGATACAGGAGCTGGTATGAGTCTCAGGCACGTGATCAAGGAACTTCGGAATCTCACCTACAACGAGATGATGGAGTTGGCTCAGGCGCTAGATAGGGAGATCGAGAAGAAGACTGGCTCGACCGAGCAGCCGAACGTCATCGCGGAGATTCTCGCCAAGCTGAACATCGTGACTCCGGAACTCTCCGACGTTGAGAAAAACGAGGCCAAGTTCCTTCAGGAAATCTTCAACCGGAAGAGGTCGATCACGGTCAAGTGGGATAAGGGTTTCGCAGTGAGCTGCGATTCTCTTCCGGCCGGTGGCGTGGTTGGCGTCGACCTGCGGCCGATGTTCGGTCAGTTGTTAGATCAGCTCGTCACGATGCACGCACTTCAGAGGATGAAATGAACAAGACGCTCGAAACCAAGCTCGCGACGATGATGCACTACCAGTACGAGCTGCGCGCCGGAAGGCAGCGCGAGAACGACCGGGTATTCCAGAAGATGCTCGACGATCCCGAGATCGCTGAGTGGATGGATCAGATGAGCAAACAAAACTGCGTGGACTTCACGCGGTTCAGTTGAGAGGAACCATGGCAAGGCAAACTATTGGCGGTGCGCGACGGCACGTGATCCTGAGCAAGCCTCAGGAAAAGCGGCTGCTCCAGCTCGCCAGCGAGACGCAGATCACTCCTTCGGAGCACATTCGGCGTGCAATCGACAGCTACTTCAGGTTGTTAGATGTGGCTAAGGCGCGCTCGAAATAAAAAAGCCGCCCGGTTGAGGGGGCGGCTGAAAGTAGAGACATCCGGGAGGGAGAGTACCATGAGTGAGTTTCAACCTACTACCGCCGTCATCATTGCGCGCGGTGGCTCTGCTCGATTGCCCAACAAGAACCTGCTGCCGTTCAATGGGCGCACGCTGGTTGCTCACAAAGTCTGGCAGCTTCGTCAGACAAAGCTGATTGACACCGTAGTAGTTGGGTCCGACAGCGACGATATTCTCCGCGAGGCCGCATGTGAAGGAGCGATGACAATCAAGCGTGAGCCTGAGTTCTGCGACGAGAAGTCGCGCTCGTGGAACGAAGTGATTGTCAACATGGTTGAGCAAGTCGAAGGGCACGCCATCGTGTGGGCGCACTGCACCAACCCGTGCATCCGCCCTTCCACATATGATCGTGCAGTCCGGTGCTTCCAAGCGACTGATGGAGATTCCGTCGTTGGCGTCACGCCGTTTCGAAATCACATCTGGTGGAACGGGCGCCCGCTGAATTTCGACCCGTATAAATATCCGCACGCAGTGGCGGCGCACCTGCCGCCTATCTACTTTCAGAACGGTGGTATCTTCATCGCTTCGCGCGAGCTGATGCTGCGCACGCACTACGTATACGGCCAGACACCCGAGATGTTCGTAATCTCGGAGGAAGAAGCCATCGACGTGGACACTCAAGAGGACCTCGACCGCGCAGTGGCTCTATATCCGCTGGTATCCCAGTAATGTATCCAAAGGTGTTAGGCGAAGTGGAGACGCTGGACCGGGTGCTCGCGGGAGAGTCCATCGCGCGCTATGGCGACGGGGAGCTGAAGCTGATGTTCGGGAAGGGCTGCGTCTCGCAGACGGCACTGCCGAATCTCGCTGCCGAAATGCGCAAGATCATCGGCGCTCCAACCAAGGTGCGGGTCTGCATTCCGACGCTGGATGTCCGCAACCCGAAGTATGCGAGCTGGCTGAAGCTAGCACCGAAGTTCGAAGGGTTGTTAGAGACTGGCAAGGTCTACGCCTCCGCGTTTATCACCCGGCCCGACAACGCGCCGTGGATCAACAACAAGGAATTCTTCGACAAAATTCAGTCTCTGTGGGCTGGCCAGCGGGTGACGTTCGTCGGCAACGGGGTCCGCTCGTTGACGGCGGACTTCCTCCTGAGCACTGGTGCCAAACAGGTCGACTGGATCAAGAGCGAATATCGCGACGCTTATAAGACGATTGGTAGGCTCTACCAACAGTGCGTCGAGCTGGACAACCATCGAATCATCTTATGCGTCGGCCCTACGGCTACGTGCCTCGCCGAGCGCCTTGCAGTGGCCGGTCGCCACGCCATCGACTTGGGCCACATCGGCATGTTCTGGCGGGCCTACGAAATGGGCCGACACACGTTTATCGAGCAGCGAGAGATCAACAAAGAAACCAACATCGTGGAACCCAACCCATGACCTTAGAAGACATCCAGATTGAGTGGAACGACGAGTACCGCCTTTGGTGGCCTAACAACGAGGAGGCGCACGTCTACAAGACGATGCTCATGCGCGTGACCGACATCGACACGCTGGTGAAGTACACCCGTACGCTGGGAGTTTGCGTGCAGGCGGGCGGCTTCATCGGCATGTGGCCTGCGCGCCTCGCGAAGTTCTTCGAGCGCGTTTATACGTTCGAGCCGATCCCGCATCTTTACGAATGCGTGCGGCGGAACACCAATCACCTTCCCAGCGTTCGTGTCTACAACAACTTGTTAGGCAATGCGATGGGAGATGTGAAGCTCCATGCCAAGCGCAATGGATGCACCGCCGTGCATCCGAACGGGGAGATCACGGCCAAGGCCATCACCATCGACTCGCTCGCGCTGATCCGCTGCGATGCTATCTACTTGGACGTGGAGCAGTATGAGTTGGATGTACTGGACGGCGCACGCAATACCATCGTGTTCTTCCAGCCGACCGTGATGCTTGAGATCAAGGGGCCTGACACCAGCGCCAAGTACGACGAGTTTATGCGCCTGAACTTTCGATATAAGAAGGCATTCCAGATTCACAGCGACCGCATCTACGTGCCCGAATGAAAGTCGTCGACTTATATCCGCCGAAGATCACGGAGACCAGCGTGCGCCCGCGCTGCTCGGCGACGCTCTCGTGGTACTGCGTGAACCGGAACCGGGAGTGGGCAGCGCGGCAAGGCGGCGTCCCGCGCCGGATGAAAGAGCAGCTCGCAGCGGGGCATCCGATTGAGAAGTGCGCTTGCTACGCGCGCTATAAGATCAACGGCGAGTACTTCTGTCGGAAGCACGGCGCGCTCAAGGCGCTGGACCTCGTGATGGCGGAAGAAGTTAAAAAATGATCATCGAGCCACATCACTTTGAATACCTCGTCATCCAGCACGGAAGCGTCTCTGACGCGCGCCACGATTTTGCGAAGTGGCAGGCGGCATATGAGGCGTCTCTGGCTGGTATTTTTGCCGCCATTGCTCCTGTGCTTCCTGCTGCTTGTAGTAGCGTGCTTGATATTGGGAGCGGCCTTGGTGGCATCGATGTTCTTGTCGCGCGCCATTATTCGCACCAACCTAGAGTAGTGTTGTTAGACGGCATCGACGACGAGCCAGTGGTGAAGAACTCATTCAATACCTTCAGCAATGCGCGCGTTGCGCTGGATTTTCAGAACAAGAACGGGCCTCACAAGGTTTCAGTAGTGCACGCAGTTCCGGACTTCAAGTTCGACCTGATTCACTCGTACTTTGCGTACGGGTTCCACATCCATCCGGGCAACTACCTCGCGGATGTTAAGCGCGCGTGCCACGACAAGACGGTCATGATTTTTGATGTTAGGCGCCAGAAGAGGGAATGGCTGCGGGAGTTCGTCGAAGCGTTCGGCGCTCCAAAGGTTCTACACACGGCTGAGAAATACGTGAGGCTCGCATTCAATGTTTGACGACGTAATCTTGTTAGCTAGCGGCCCGTCCATCAGGAGCTACAACCTACGGGATTTGGAGTACCACGGGCACTTGATCTCGATCAGTGCTTCGGCTCTATACACGAAGCCCAAGGTGGCTTTTTCCATGGATCGCCGCGCTGCTGAGATGTGCTACCCATTGTGGCTTATCCAAGGCGTGCCGGAAATCTGGCTGCGCGAAGGGACAACTCAGAACCTTCTTGTTGGGGCTAACACTACGCTGTACAAACACGATGGTGACTCGCCAACGATGATGACGTTCGCCCACGGACTGCTCAACGGGTCGAACTCTGGCACGTGCGCATTCAACCTCGCGCTCCAGCGCGCCAAGAAACGCATCTTCATGCTCGGCTACGATATGTGCCGGATGGGGCAGGTCCCGTACTGGCACCCGCCGTATCCATGGAATGCGATTGGGGCATCGAAGGACGGGAACCTTCGCGCGTGGGCGGCGGAGTACGAGGAAATTGCGCAGCAGGTGAAGAAGAAAGGCATCGAGGTCTTCAACGTGAATCATCGTTCGGCGCTCGAAGTGTTCCCCAAGATTACCTACGACGAATTTTTGCGGATGACCTGATGGAAAAGCTGCGCCTCATTTATCCGTACTTCGACAACCCCGGCATGTTGAAAATGCAGGTCGACAACTGGAGCCGTTTCGATGGCGAGCTGCGCGACGCGATCAGGATCATCGTAGTCGACGATCACTCGGCTGTTAGCCCGGTGCCGATCCTAGAGAAGTGCAAGGCTCCTGTGCGTTGCTACCGGCTTCAGACGCGCTGGCCGTGGAACATGCACCAGTGCAGGAACATCGGCGCCAAGAACGCTTGCAAGAATGAAGAGAATTTCTGGTTGTTCATGTCCGACATCGACATCATGCTCACGCCCGAGATGGCGTTCACGATGTTAGACCACAAGCTCGATCCCGGCAGGCACTACACGATGGAGCGCACGTTCGCTCCTAACTTCACGGAGAGAAAAACACATGTCAATACCTTCCTCGTCAAACACAGCGCTTTCTGGCAGGTTGGTGGGTATGACCTTGACCTCACTCCTATTGGTGGCGGCGGTTACGGTGGCGACAATCAATTTCGGCGGCAACTTGCCGCTATCGTCCCGGTTGATCATTTGGGGGATGTCGTGCTTGTTGGTTATGGTCGCCGCAGTCGTGAGGGCGCTCCTGTGGTCAAGGACGCCGACACGTCCAGTCTCGACCGAGCAGAATGGCACGCGCGGTATGTAAAGGCTCTTGCACGCAAGAAAAAGACCGGCGACATGCGTTCCATCGCTCCGATTCGAACTGCTTACACGAGAACTCTATGATGCAGATTGTTTGCTGGCTCTGGCGTCCCGAGCTGGCGTATCGTTCTCAATTCGGCGTAGAGCACGTCAATACGCTGCGCAGGATGATCGCGCGGCACTACCCGCATCCGCATAGATTCAACTGCATCACGGATCAGACTGAAGGCTTCGACCCCGAGGTCCGCGTGATCCCGCTGTGGTCCGATCACGGCAAGAGGGAGTCGATCTACGGCCCCGGCACGCCGTCCTGTTACCGCCGCCTGCGGGCATTCTCCAGCGAGATGAAAGAGTTGTTAGGCCCGCGTTTCATCTCCATCGACCTCGACGTGGTTATCTGCGGCGATGTCACGCCGGTTTTCCATCGTAAGGAAGAGTTCATCATCTGGGGCGCGACCGCTCGTCGCACGCCGTACAACGGTTCACTGTGGATGATGAACGCTGGCGCCCGCGAGAAGGTTTGGACCCGCTTCGACGAGAATCCTGAGAAGGCGGTTGTTAGGGCTCGCGGCGCTGGCTTCTATGGCAGCGATCAGGCATGGATGTGCTACGCGCTTGGCCCCAACGAGGCAAAGTGGACCGAGATGGACGGCGTATACTCATATCGAATGCACGTGAAGCCGAAGGCCGGAGCCATGCCCAAGGACGCGCGTATCGTGTTCTTCGAAGGGCACTACGATCCGTGGAATCCTGCAACCCAGACGACCGCGCCGTGGATCAAAGACTTCTACAAATAAGCCCGTGGAAGGGTAAGAATCCTGCCGTTACTCTTGGCGGCATGCTCACGCCCGAGCTGTGGTCGAAGTCGATCATGGACGTGATGATGAAAGAGATGAGCATTGCATCGGAGATCAACAATGATTATCGGCAAGGTGTGGACCGGCTCAAATCCGCAACCGAAATACTACGACGAGCTGAACGAGACGCCGTTACGTTCGGGTCAGCTTGGACGCGTATTCGGCTTCGAAATCCTAGAAGTTAGGTCCAGCCAGCCGCATTTGGCTGCGGACGCCGTGTTCGGGGGCGTGAATCCGACATCACGCGAGCCGTGTAACTACCCGTAGCCCCGAGACACGCATACTGCAAGCAGTCTGCTAGGTCGCTCCACGGGTGATCTTTCACCGGCTGATCTTCCAAGTCGCCAGCTTTCTTACGCTTGTACTTGTACATCGACTTCATCGTCTTCACGAGCTGCGGGCAGCGTCCGCCGTCGATCAGCAACGCTGGCCCGCCATCCACCTGTCGCATCAGCATCTGCTCGACCGCACGGATGCGCGGATCGAGATCGTTCGTCGGTGCCGCGTAGGTGTTAAATCCGAGGCGGCGCAGCACATCGAACGGAGAGTCTTCGTTCGACTGCGACTTCTGCTTGCCCGCAGGGTCGCCGATGATGAAGGACGATAGACCAGTGAATTCGTTGAGCAGACACGGGCGCGACTGCGTGACCGAGAATTGCTCGATGCCCATGTCGATGCCCGTCAGCTCCTTCATCACGAGCAGACGACCGCGAACGTCCATTTGCGTGATCAGCGAAGCAGGCGTGCGGCCGAAATCCTGCGCGACCATCAGCGGCAGGTTGGGGATCGCCTTCAGCATGTTGTATGTGACGTGGAAGTCGGGACGGAAGCTCGAACGGAAGACGGCTTCGCCTGACAAGCTCTTGCCGTATTTGCCGTGTACGTGGATGTTCACCCAGTCCGGCGTGTTGTTGCGCGCCAGCTTTTCGTAGTAGTCGGGCTTGAGGAACTGGCGGTTTTCAGCGTTGGGTTCGAGGCCACCGGGCTGCTTGAAAACAGCCCAATCGGGTGGCGTCTCGATCTCCATGGCGTTGTACCACTCGGAGTCTTCGTCGGGCGGGTTCGACTCGGCGATGAGCCCGCTCCACGAATTCATCTGCACGCCGAGTGGCACGAAGCGTCCGCAGCGGCCTAACACGGCTTGCACGATGGCGATGGGGACCTCGCGGAACTCGGAAATCCACGCGCCAGTAATGTTGAGCGACAGCAGGCGCTGCTGATCTTCTGGTTTGTCGAGCGGGATCATCAGCCAGTCGGACTTCACGCGCGTGCCATCGCTGAGGCTGAAATCAAATTGAAGAGTGCTGTCCGTGACTTTGTAGCCGAACGCTGGCTGGAGCCATTTGCGGATGTCTTCGAGTACGGTTTGGCGGAGCTGCTGAGCTGTGTTGCGTACGACGACGAAGCGGGTCTGGCGCAAGCCGTGAGCATTCGGGTGCTCCATCGTCGCGCGGCGGATCAGCTCCATGATGCAGCCAGTGGTCTTGCCCGATCCGTACGGACCCATCAGCAGGCGCACGTCGCGCGTGTCCTGCATGAAGCGGGAGATGGTTGGCGCCGCGTTGTAGTTGATCGGGTTACTCATCGACGGGAGCTGCGAGGCTCTTTCCGTCGATGACGAGTTTCTCTGCGCCGCCGCCGAGATTGATGTTCAGTACAAAGCCGCCGCCAGCAGGAACTACGCCGCCTTCGCCGGACTTCGCCGTACGGCCAGCGAGCTGGGCTAACAACTTCCCGGCGTCGATCTTCGCCTGCGCGGGGGTGTCGTTGCTGTGGATCATCGTGTCGTACGCCGGGATGGCGTCCTCGATCACGATGTCGGCTTTCATCTGGATGCGGGCGCCAGCGTTGGTGTCACCGCGCATTTTGGTGACGGCCTCAGCGAGCATGCCGCGAAAGACCGGGGAGCGTTTGAGGGTATCCCATTGAGCGTCGCTGATGGAGTAACGCTCGCGGATCGCCGCGCCGTCTGACAATCCTGCTGCCAGCTCAGCGGCGATATGCGCATTGAGTGAGGAGAGATCGAGACTGGCGTCGGTGCCGGGAATCGTGACCTGCGTCGATGAAGTCTTCGGGGCAACCCGAGCGTTCATTTGGCAATCCTGTTGTGAGAATTTGACTACGGCTTCATTTTTATAGTAAATCGCTCCCAGAAATCAAGGAGTTCTGCCTGTGGCCCTACCTGCGAGCCCGGTTCCGACCCGCCAGTCTCTCTTGCGTGTCGTACCCAACGCCGATCTGATGACCAATGAGCAGCAGGAAGCCAACGCCGCCGATGCAGTGAAAAACCCCGTAGAAGATGCGGTCACAAGCGAACTAGCAGGCCACGTTCGCACGCGCATGACCGAGATGCGCAACTTTCGAAACACCGAAGGAATCGCCGAAAGGCTCATTGCCGCGCTTCGCACGTACAAGGGTCAGTACGATCCGACGAAGCTCGCCGAGATCAAGCAGTTCGGTGGCAGCGAGGTCTACGCTCGTATCACGAGTACCAAAGCGCGCGGCGCCACTGCCCTCCTTCGTGATGTGTATCTCGGCGCGGATCGTCCGTGGGACATCGACCCAACACCTGTTCCCAAAGTCCCCGAGGACATTGATCAGTCGATTCAGGAGTTGGTGAAGGTCGAGGTCGCGACGCTCCAGCAAGCTGGCCAGCCAATCGATCCGCAAATGGTCTCCGACCGCGTGGCCATGCTTCGCAAGAGCGCCGAGCGGGCAGCGAAGAAGCAGGCCGAGGAAGAAGCAGACCGCGCCGGGATGCAGCTCGATGACTTGTTAGAAGAGGGCGGCTTCTATGACGCCTTCGCCGAATTCCTGATCGACCTGCCTATCTTTCCATTCGCGTGCATCAAAGGCCCCGTCGTTCGTCGTGAGCCACAATTGAAGTGGGTGAACGGCCAAGCGCAGATGCAGCAGGTCCCGAAGATGTTCTGGTACCGCGTCTCGCCGTTCGACCTGTATTGGTCACCGGGCGCTGCCAACGTCCATCAATCCGAGTTCGTCGAGCGCATCCGCCTCACGCGCAGCGACTTGTTAGCTGTGAAGGGGCTGCCGGGATACAACACCGAAGCCATCGACGCGGTGCTCAGCCGCTACCACGACATCGGCTTCCGTGAATGGTGGGACGTGACGGACGCCGAGCGCGCCCGCCTCGAAGACCGTGAGCAGTGGGCTCGCACCACGTCCGGGCTGATCGACACCGCCGAATACCACGGCAGCGTGTCAGGGCAGACCTTGCTCGATTGGGGCATGGACCCGGCAGAGATTCCCGACGCGCTGATGGAATACAACGTGCAGGCGTGGCTGATCGACCGCTTCATCATCAAGGCGCAGATCAACCCGTCGCCGCGCCAGCGCGCTCCGTTCTATATCTCGAACTTCGAAAAAATTCCCGGCACGATGGCTGGCTACGGCCTGCACGATCTCCTCGAAGACATTCAATCGGTCGGCAATGCGGCCGTGCGCTCGCTGGTGAATAACCTGTCGATCTCTTCAGGTCCGCAGGTCGTGATCAACGATCAGGTGCTTCAGCCCGGTGAGAGCGACACGCTGTATCCGTGGAAGCGCTGGCATGTGTCGTTCGATCCGATGATCACCGGCACGTCGAAGCCAGTGGACTTCTTCCAGCCGAACTCCAACTCGCAAGAGCTGTTAGGGGTGTACGAAAAGTTCTTGATGATGGCCGATGACGTATCAGCGATTCCCCGCTATATGACTGGCAACGAGAAGGTCGGCGGCGCGGGACGCACGGCATCTGGCCTTGCGATGCTGATGGGCAACGCGGCCAAGACCCTTCAGAACGTGGCTGCCAGCATCGACCGCGATATCTACAAGCCGATGCTCGAAACGCTCTACGACATGATCATGCTGACCATGCCGGGAATGTTCCGTGGCGATGAGTCGATCAACGTGAAGGGCGTGAACTACGCGGTGAAGCGCGAGCAGGATCGCATGCGCCAGCTCGAATTCCTCCAGCTCACCGGCAACCCCATCGACATGAGCATCATCGGCGTGGAAGGCCGCGCGAATGTGATCCGCTCCGTCGCTGGCAATCTCGGGCTCGATCACGAGAAGGTTGTGCCAGACGATGACGAGCTGCGCGCCCAGCAAATGGCTCAGCAGCAAGCCGCAGCCCAGCAGCAGGGCGATCCGAACGCGCAGCAGGGGAGCAACGGACAGGGGCCGAACGGCAACCAGCCGAAGCCCAAGCCCCAACGCGCGGGTCCCGAGGCTGCGCGCGAGCAGGTGGAAGGCCAGCAGAACAACAACGCCACGGGGAGCGTTGGCATGCGTGCCGGTTAAGTTAGGCCCTCGCGCGAAGCGGATCGCTGAGCGGGAGCTTCGAGGCGAGCTTGAGAATGAGTACACGGCAAAAATCCGTGAGCAGTTCAAGCAGTCAGGGATCAAGAATGCGCGGGCAGCGCTCGGATGGATGCAGCGGCGACCACTCGCCAAAGCCGTAGGAGAGAAGTGATGGTTCGTCGAACGCACAAGTACGCTGATGGCGGCAAGGTCGTGAAGGACTGGGGCGATGGTCGACCGAAAGTCGGACCTGCCGATCCGGCGACGCGGCGCAAGTTCCTCGATCAGCGCCTGAGCGAGACCGAGCCGCTTCGTACGCGCGGGCCGGGCCAGACGCCCGCAGCAACACCGGCCGAGGGCGTCAGCCCTAACACCATGCGTCTGCTCAAGACACGTGGCGCCAAACTCAACAAAGCAATCGACGACAACTCGTAGGAGCAGACATGGTTCGCCGAGCACACAGTTACGCCGATGGTGGGAAGATCGTGAAGGATCAGTCCGCCGAGTACGAACAGCCGACTTACATGGACGCGGTGAAAGATCGCGTCGGTGAGCTGTTCACGCGCAAGAAGAAAAAGGCGGCGCCCGCAGCTCCCGCAGCTCCCGCAGCTCCCGCGCCAGCCGCGAAACCGAAGTCCGTACTTCAGGGCGGACGCAAGGCGCAGCTCGATAAGGCCATCGAAGACGCCGGGGGCTAGTAGTTGTAGGACCTTTCAGGATACGATTGTCAAGCGTTTCCGACACGTGGTAGGAGATCGAAATGGGTATCAACGGTAAGTTCATCGGTGACACGAAGGGCAACGCCAACCTGAAGCCGTGCTTGAGCGACGGCGGGATGGGCGGTGCGGGCGAGTCCCACTCGGGTGCTCCGTCATCCAAGTTCATCGGCCCGACCAAGGGCAACACCGATCTGAAGATCGACCGCACGAGCGGTGTGAAGGCGGACATGGGCGGCGCCTACAAAGCAGGCCGCAACGGCAAGCCGTTCACCGGCAACACCGAAGGCCCGCCGTAATGGCCAAGCCAAAGAAGCTCATCGCAGAGAAGAATCTCTCCGGGCTCGGCGGCGTGGCGGATGTGTCGTTCGGCGATGCGACACCCGAGCGCCGCGCGCAACGTGACTTCAGCAAGGAAGGAATTCCCGAGCCGAACCACGATGCGTTCGACGACTACAACGAGCGCATGGAGCGCTGGGATTCCGGCAAGTTCGGGATTCTGACGAATCGATGAAGACGAGCCCGCAAACTGTTCAGGCCATGGTGAACTTGCGGGCCAATCGCGACTTCGAAGCATTCATTGGAGGTCTGAAGGAATACGAGGCTGAACTAACTACTCGCTGTGTCGACGGAAGTGGAGAAATCCAGCTCCGAGCGGCAGGCGGCGTGAAAGCGCTGCAAGCAGTGATCAAGGCGTTCGCCGATGCTCCTTCGACTCTCGTGAAAATGAAATCAACCCCACAACAGGTGAAGTGAGAATACGCATGAGCGCTCTCCCGAAAGCAGTCCAGCGACAGATCGACCAAGCTAACAAGGTGGCCGATTCCTACTACAAGACGTTGGCCGAAGGCGGACTCCCGCAGAAGCCAGCCGATGGAGAGGCCCCGCCTCCTGACGCCGCTGCTATCGCCGCAGCAGAAGCCGCCGCAGCAGCCGCTGCCGCCGCAGCCGCAGCTCCACCGCCTGATGCAGCCGCCGCAGCAGCAGCCGCAGCCGCCGCGACTCAGCTTCCTCAGCAGGAGTGGGAGCAGAAGTACAAAGTTCTGCAAGGCAAGTACAACGCGGAAGTTCCGCGCTTGCAGAACACCGTCCGTACCCTCACCGAGCAGCAGCGCAACATGGCCGAACAACTTTCGGCCACGCAGACGTTGCTCGCCTCGCTTGGCAATCAGCAGGCCGCGCCGCCTGCTGGCTCACAGCCGCGCACGCCTGCGCAGCCCGTGAGGCTTGTCAAAGACGAAGAGGTCAAGGAATTTGGTGCAGACCTGATTGATGTCAGTCGCCGTGTCGCACGAGAGGAAATCTCTGCGGCCGTGGAAGCTGAAGTCAATAAGCGTATGCAGCCAGTCACGCAGCAGGCAACTCAAGCAGCTCAGGTTGCTGCGGGAGCCGCACAGCGTGTCGCGCAGAATGACCGGCAGGTGGTCTTCGAAATGCTCGATGCACAGGTCCCCACTTGGACCGAGATCAACAAGGACCAAGCGTTCCTTGAGTGGCTCGAACAGGTGGACCCGTACGCAGGGCATCGTCGGGGCGACTTGTTAGGGCAGGCGTTCAAGTCCAACAACGGACCGCGCGTTGTTGCGTTCTTCAATGGATTCCTGAAGGAACACGCCATTGTGACTCCTCCGGCTCCGCCCGCTGCCGCCGCTGCCCCCGCAGCCGCTGCACCACAGGTGGCTCTGGAGAAACTCGTCACGCCCGGTCTACCAAAGACCGGAGCTGCTGGCACTCAAGATGGGTCTGGTAAGCGGGTTTGGACCCGCGCCGAAATCTCCAAGTTCTACGCAGACAAATCTGCCGGTCGGTTCAATTCCGATACCGGCAAGAAGAAAGCGGCGGACATGGAGGCTGACATCTTCGCGGCTCAGCGCGAAGGGCGCGTTCGCTAACCTTTCTCTTCTAGGAGTTACAAGTCATGCCGTTTCCCGTTACTGGCAGTTCCACTTGGGACGGCAACGTACGGTCGAACCCGACCCTCGTTGCTGGTGGATTCATTCCCGAAATCTGGTCGGGCAAGTTGCTCGAAAAGTTCTACGCGGCGACCGTTCTTGCGGCCATCGCGAACACCGACTACGAAGGTGAGATCAAGAACAAGGGCGACACCGTGCACATTCGCACGCGTCCGACCATCACCATCGCTGACTACGAGGCCGAACAGGACCTCGCGATCCAGCGTCCGTCGAGCAACATGATCGATCTCTCCATCGATCAGGCGAAGTACTTCAACCTCGCACTCGATGACGTGATGGAAGTGCAGGCCGATCTCGATCTCATGAGCATGTGGGCGGAAGACGCCTCCGAGCAGATGAAGATCGCAATCGACACCGATGTGCTCGCCTATCTCGGCACGACCACGGACATCGCTGCGGCGAATCGTGGTGCGACCGCAGGCGCGCTGTCGGCCAGCATCCCGCTGGGCACCGCTGCCTCTCCCGTGTTCGTTGCGAAGTCCTCGCAGGGCACCGGTGTCGGTAACGACGTGTCGAACGACAAGTCGATCCTCGACTTCATCGTGGACGCGGGTCAGGTGCTCGACGAGCAGAACATCCCGGAAACGGGTCGTTGGATGGTCATCCCGGCGTGGGTCGCCTCGATGATCAAGAAGTCGGACCTGAAGGACGCCTCCCTCGCGGGTGACGGTACTTCGATCCTGCGCAACGGCCGTCTGGGCATGATCGACCGGTTCACGCTGTACCTGTCGAACCTGCTGCCGACGCTCGACTCGGCTGTGGACACCACGTCGGTGTTCTTCGGCACGAAGGCGGCGCTGACCTTCGCAGCGCAGTTCACCAAGATGGAGACGATTCGTTCGGAACGCTCCTTCTCCAACCTGCTCCGTGGCCTTCAGGTCTACGGTTTCCGGGTGGTGAACGGCGTGTCGATGGGTCGCGCAGTCATCGCGCGGGGCTGATCCCTGAAGTGACCTCCCCCTCCGGGCTAACTACCCGGAGGGGGTTTTCGGGGGTTTCATGGCCAAGACTTGGCAGAATGTAGTCGACGAAGCGCGCGTAATCCTCCAAGACGTGGATACTGCGCAGCGCTATACCGACGTGATGCTTCTCGCGAAGCTGAACCGGGGGCTGCAAGAGCTTGCGCGCTTGCGGCCTGATGCTTTTTGGGAGTTCTTCAGCGTCGATGACGTGAAGGTCCCCGAAGTGGTGGTCATTGATTCCGATCCGGACGATGAACCAGAAGAATTTGATGAGCTGGAAGACGCGCAGATCGCGACTTCCGCCAACTTCAATCTACCGATGATGTTCTATACAGCGTTGGTGTACTGGGTCTCCGCCAGTGCCGAGCTGATCGACGACGAGTACACCGATGACGGGCGCACCGCGCTCCTCATGACACAGTTCAAAACGATGGTGATCTCCCTGTGAGTACCGACAACATCACCGTCGAAGGTTCCGGCCACGAGTGCGACGTGAAGCTCGATACGTGGCTGCGCGACATGCTCGCCGTTACACCGGGCTGTCTCCCCAAGGTCCGCAAGCGTGCGCTGATCCTCGCCTGCCGCGAGTTCTTCGAGCAGTCTGCAGCATGGCGCGCGACCATCGGCCCGCGAGCGCTGCTGGCTAACAAGAAGCGCTACTACATGTCGCCTTTCGACGCGTACGCGAACGTGGTGCGCGTGCTCGCGGTGGACTACAAGGGCACACCCCTCAAGATCGTCACGGCCCGCCCACCCGGCGTGGAGCCCAATGCGACGAACCCTATCTACGCGTTTCTCGAAGGCGCCGATCAGGTGCGCATCTGGCCGATGTCGAATGCGAACGTGGCCAACGCGCTGACCTTCTATGTGGCGCTGACCCCCAAACAAACAGTGACGCATCTGCCGCGCATTGCGGCGACGCACTTCTACGACGCTATCTACGACGGCGCGCTCGGACGGTTGTTCTCTCAGCCAGCGAAGCCATACTCAAACCCCACGCTCGCCACGTACCACTTGAACCGGTTTCGGGCGGCGATTGGAAAGTACGCTGGAGCTGCAAAGGGCGGCTTTGCGAATGCGCCGTCGTGGGTCTTCCCCCGGTTCGGGAAGTGATCGGTGGAAAGTCAGCTCTATCCATTGGCGCGGGAACAGTTCGCGACTGCCCAACTTAGTTGGCTCACCGGCAACTGGCGGGCGCTGTTCCTGCCTGAAAGCTTCGTCGTTGACTTCGACGAACATATCTACCTGAGCGATCTCTTCGAAGGCAGCCGCATTGCGATCAGCGAACTCATCGCCTCGCGCACGGCGACTGGCGGCGTGTGCAGCGGAGCGCCTATCAAGTTTCCGCTGTTGTTCGACACTCGGTTCATCACGCAGGCTGTGATCTTCAAGGATACGGGCGTCGAGTCCACAAGTTTGTTAGTTGCCTATGTTGGCGAAGAGGAACTCGTCACGGACCCGTTCAAGCCCATCGGGCTCAACTACTTCATCTATCCGAACGTCGCGGAAGCGGGGTTCTTTCGTCTATGAGCGGCCCAGTCCTCCTCAGCTTTTCGGGCGACATTCTCGGCGGGCCTGCCGTGAACCAGCTCGTGCTCAATGGGAATGACGGCGACGCCGCGCTCTATATTCCGGGCAATCTCGATGAACTGATTTTCGACCTGTTCATCGGAAGCAAACTCAACGCGAAAGAGATGGTATGCGGCGTCAAGCCTTCTCCCTCTCCGAAGGCGTGCAAGGTCGAGAATATCGTGCCCGTCTGCGACAAGGTGAAACCATGATGATCGGACGCTACCGGCAACAGGCCGGGGAACGCCGCAAGCGCGGCGCTGACTATGACGACTTCCTTGAAGAAGGAGAGTTGATCACCAACGTCACGCCGGTTGTTAGTCCGACTACGGATACGCCATTTGTCGTGGCAATTCAGGCCATTGACTCGGGCGGCAAGAAGTTCACGTACTTCGGGCAGGGCGGCGAGAACGGGCAGACCTATTCGGTGCTGTTCAACATTACGACCAATGGTACCCAGCTCAAGAAGGACACCATTGAGTTCGACATCGAGGAGGATGACGGTGGCTAAGCAAAAGTTCTCCAACGGTGCCAGCTCGCTGCTCGCCAGCAGCATCAGTGATACCGACCTAGCTATTCAGGTCGCCGCTGGCTTCGGCGCGCTGTTCCCGAATCCCGGTGCGCAGGAATACTTCGTCGTCACGCTGGTGAATGCGGCTGGTGATCGTGAAGTTGTAAAGATTACTTCGCGCACGACCGATATTCTCACGGTGCCGCCCGGTGGCCGTGGACAGGAGGGCACCAGCGCTTCTTCATGGACGGGTGGTTTGACTCGCGTCGAGTGCCGGATGACAGCGGGCTCGCTCGCGTTGTTCATTCAGCGTGGTGGCGACACCATGGAAGGCGACCTCGACATGGACGATAACGAGTTGCAGAACGCAACCATTATCGAGCCGTCCATCCAAGGTGGTGAGTCTGTCGGTACGCCGATGCGCGGCGTGTCTGGTGACGCCTCAAACGAGCTTGCTGTCCCCGACGACGGCACGCGCGCCACGGCTGGCGGTGAACGGATCGTCGTCGAGAGCGACGTGGAGCTGATCAAGGAGACCGTGTTCGCGGTCGGTATGATCATGGACTGGTTCGGCGACGCCGCCGACTGTCCGGGCGGCTGGCACATCTGTAACGGTGCAGGTGGTACTCCGGACCTGCGAGGGTTGTTTGTTAGGGGCGCGACTCTTGACGCCGACATTGCAGCCGCAGCCGGTGGCTCTGCCACTGCTTCGGGAGACACAGGCGCTGCTGGCGGACTGGCGGAAGGAGTGTCCGGTTCGCACGTTCTAACCGTTCCGGAAATTCCGGCGCACACACACCCAATCTCGGCGCATGTGTTCATCGACGAAGCGGACAATGGCACGCCTATTCGGTACATCGTAGATGGCGGTGGGCCTATCAATACCGGCAGTACGGGTGGCGACGGTGGCCATACACACGTGCTCCCGGCTGTCGACAATCACACGCACAGTCTTTCGGCCGTGCCGATCATTCCGCCGTTCAAGTACCTCTACAAGATCATGTTCATCGGGTTCTAAATGGCTGACTCACGACAGCACATGTTTACGAACAACGCATCGTCGTCCCTTGCGGCGGCGATCAATGATTCGCAGACGACGATTACTCTGGAGACTGGTGAGGGAGATCGCTTCCCGGAACTCGTCGGCGCCCAGATTTTTGTGTTGACCGTGGTGAACCTGACAACTGGTGATCGCGAGATCATGAATGTAACGGCGCGGGTCAACGATACGCTCACGGTCGAGCGTGGCTGTGAGGACACCGATCCTGTGGAGTTCGCCGCTGGCGCGCTTGCGCAGTTGCGCGTGTCGGCGGATACCCTTCACTACTTTCAGGAGTTGTTAGGTGGCTGAGGAGCGCCTCTTCAAGTTCACCAATGCTGGTGTAACCACGCTTTCGGCGGGCATCAACAACTCCGTGACCTCAATTTCGGTCACGAGCGGTGCAGTGCTGCCTGATCCTGCGGATGGTGAGATCGCGACGTTGGTCTTGCGCGACAACGCGAATTCCAAGTTCGAGATCATGAACATCACTGCGCGCACGGGGAACAATCTCACGGTCGAGCGCGGCGCGGAAGGCACCACTGCCGAAGCATGGGCCAACGGGACAAAAGTCGAGAATTCACTCACTGCTGCGTTCTTCATCAAGCTCGCGACGCCGAGCGCAGCCATGTTCCGCACATCGAAGCCTTACCCGATCACTGTTCTCGAAGCTCTGGATGGCCTCGCAACTCTGAGGGGCGCGCAACCAAGCTATAGTTTGGTGGGTGATGATCGGGCGGAAGCAGTCGACAATCTGGCTTCAATGCTCGAAGGTACCCTCGACGTGGTGCTTGTCACGTATAGCGACGGGGCGCCGGAGGCAATCGACAATACTGCCGAGATGCTATCTGGTGATCTCGACTCGGTGCTGGTCTCGTACGAAGATGGGCTGCCGGAGGCAATCGACAACTTTGGTTCGATGCTGTCAGGCGAACTCGATGTGGTTCTGGTGACATACCCGAACTCTCAAGTGGAAGCCATCGACAACACCGGCTCTATTCTTTCTGGAGACTTGACATGAACACCATCGAGATTCAGCACCGCCTAGCAGGCTTTTTTAAGCTGGAGGCAGTCCGACCCGATGGCACCAAGCGCTTGTTAGCCGACTGGTTC